GCACATAATTACTACTATTACTATCATTGAGATTTGCCCTAGATACTAAGATATTGCTTGTCGAACGCACATAATTGCTATTATTACTATCATTGAGATTTGCCCTAGATACTAAGATATTGCTTGTCGAACGCACATAATTGCTACTATTACTATCATTGAGATTTGCTTTTGCTACTAAGATATTGCTTGTCGAACGCACATAATTGCTACTATTAGTATTATTAATGTCTATTCTATTCGCTAAGATATTGCTAGCAGATAATATGTAATTACTTGAATTTAAATCATTAAAGTCTGCTTTCGCAACTAAAAGGTTGCTTGTTTCTAATACGTAGTTGCACGTATTTATTATGTTGTCTATAAAGATATTGCTAGTAGCCAGTGTATAATTGCTACTATTACTATCATTGAAGTTTGCTTTGGCTACTAAGATATTGCTTGTAGAACGCACATAATTACTGCTATTACTATCATTAAGGTTTATCCTAGATACTAAGATATTGCTTGTAGATTGCACATAATTGCTCGTATTAATTATGCGACCTATTAAGATATTACTAGTAGATTGCACGTAATTACTTGTATCATCAATAACATTTCTATTATCCTTTTTATAATTGCCAATAATATTAACATCCCCAGTATTAGCAATTGTAAAGACATTCTTCGTTAAATTTGAGGCAACTAATATAGCACTATTGCTATCCTTTTGTTGTATCATCATAGCTATAGAATTATTGTCAGCATTTATTACTTCCATTCTTTCAGTCGTATATACAATTGTTTCTAAAGTCGTGCTTTCACCAAGAACTATTAAATTAGAGTTGATAGTTAAATTTCCATTCACAAGCAGATTATTATTATATCTATTATTAACTATAAATTTGTTTGCAGCATTAGGGTCTTCATAAATCATATCCGTAGTTAAATCTGTAATCCTCATCGACAAGGCATTGCTTGTATCTAATACGTAGTTGCTCGCATTCAAATCATTGAAATCTGCTTTAGCAACTAAAAGGTTGCTTGTTTCGAATACATAGTTGCTAACATTCAAATCATTGAAGTCTGCTTTGGCTACTAAGAGATTACTTGTTTCGAATACATAGTTGCTTGTATTCAAATCATTGAAGTCTGCTTTGGCTACTAAGAGATTACTTGTTTCGAATACATAGTTGCTTGCATTCAAATCATTTAAGTCTGCTATAGTTATTAAGATATTACTTGTAGCAAGAACGTAATTGCTAGTATCATTGATAACATCTCTATTATTTTTTTTATAATTACCTATTATATTAACATCCCCAGTATTAGCAATAGTAAAGACATTCTTCGTTAAATTTGAGGCTACAAAGATAGCACTATTGATATCCTTTTGTTGTATCATCATAGCTATAGAATTATTGTCAGCATTAACCACCTCCATTCTTTCAGTCGTATATACAATCGTTTCTAAAGTCGTGCTTTCACCAAGAACTATTAAATTAGAGTTGATAGTTAAATTTCCATTCACAAGCAGATTATTATTATATCTATTATTAACTATAAATTTATTTGCAGCACTAGGGTCTTCATAAATCATATCCGTAGTTAAATCAGTAATCCTCGTCGACAAGGCATTGCTTGTATCTAATACGTAGTTGCTCGCATTCAAATCATTGAAGTCTGCTTTTGCAACTAAAAGATTGCTTGTTTCTAATATGTAGTTGCTACTATTTTTATCGTTAAGATTTATTCTAGATACTAAAATATTGCTTGTAGCGCGCACATAGTTACTGCTATTACTATCATTAAGATTTACTCTAGATACTAAGATATTGCTTGTAAAACGCACATAGTTGCTATTATTTTGGTCATTGAGATTAACTTTGGCTATTAAGATATTACTTGTCTCTAGCACGTAGTTGCTCAAATTCAAATCATTGAAGTCGGCTTTTGCCACTAAGAGATTACTTGTCTCTAGCACATAGTTGCTTACATTCAAATCATTGAAGTCTGCTTTTGCTACTAAGATATTGCTTGTATCTAATACATAATTGCTAGTATCATCTATAACATCTCTATTATTTTTTTTGTAATTACCTGCAATATGAATGTCTCCATTATTTGCTATATTAAAGACATTTGTAGTTAGATTAGAAGCAACTAATATATCTCTAAAGTTATCTTTCTGTTGTATCATTAAAGCACTCGAAGTATTATTGGCATTTACTATTTCCATTCTTTCAGTCGTATATACTAGCGTTTCTAATGTGGTGCTTTCGCCAAGAACTATTAAGTTTGAATTAATAGTCAAATCTCCATTCACTAAAAGACTTGTATTATATCTATTATTAACTATAAATTTGTTTGCAGCACTAGGGTCTTCATAAATCATATCCGTAGTTAAATCAGTAATCCTCTTCGAGATAACATTGCTAGTGCTATCTATGTAATTACTAGCATTCAAATCATTAAGGTTCGCTCTAGATACTAAGATATTGCTTGTCGACCGCACATAATTGCTAGCATTACTATCATTGAGATTTGCCCTAGATACTAAGATATTGCTTGTAGATTGAACATAATTGCTCGTATTAATTATGCGACCTATTAAGATATTGCTGGTAGCCCGTATATAATTTGAGCAATTAAAGTCATTGAAGTCTACATTTGCGGCTACTGCTACTAAGATATTGCTTGTCTCTAATACAAGGTTGCTCACATTCATATCATTGAAATCTATTTTAGCAATAAAGAGATTGCTAGTATTTATTATGTTATCTATTAAGATATTGCTTGTTGCCAATACAAAATTGCTAACATTGGTATCCGTAGCTATTAATTCTATATTCAAAGCGGCTATACTATTATTTATAACATTACTTGTTAATACTTCTTGGTATCGCAAACGATTGCTTAGAAAGTTGCTTGTAGATAGAATATAGTTGCTAACGTTTGTATCATTGATGTCTGCTTTTGCTGCTTTCGCTGCTAAAAGATTACTTGTTTCTAATACATAGTTGCTAATATTGGTATCCGTTGCATTTAATTGTATATTTAATGCCGCTATACTAAAATTTATAACATTGCTTGTTAATAATTCTTGCTCATACAATCGATTGCTAAGAATATTGCTAGTAGATAATATGTAGTTGCTAGCATTAATATCAGTGAAGGTTCCATTGCCTGCTAAAAGATTACTTGTTAATATTTCTTGGTCTTGCAAACGTTTGCTAAGAATATTGCTTGTAGTTAATATGTAATTGCTAGCATTAATATCAGTGAAGGTTCCATTACCTGCTAAAAGATTACTTGTTAATATTTCTTGGTCTCGCAAACGTTTGCTAAGAATATTGCTTGTAGTTAATGTGTAATTGCTTGCATTCGCATCATTGAAGTCTCCATTACCTACTACAATATTGCTTATTAATATTTCTTGGTCTCGCAAACGATTGCTAAGAATATTGCTTGTAGATAATATGTAGTTGCTTGCATTAATATCAGTGAAGTTTCCATTACCTACTAAAATATTGCTTGTTATTACTTCTTGGTCTCGCAAACGATTGCTAAGAACATTACTTGTAGATAATATGTAGTTGCTAGCATTAATATCAGTGAAGTCTCCTTTCGCTACTACTGCTACTAAGATATTACTTGTTTCTAATACATAGTTGCTAACATTGGCATCAGTAGCAGTTAATTGTATATTTAATGCGGCTATACTAAAATTTACAATATTACTTGTTAATACTTCTTGGTCATACAATCGATTACTAAGAATATTGCTTGTTTCGAATACATAGTTGCTATTATTCATATTATTAAAGTCTGCAGCGGCTACTAAAATATTACTTGTCAATAGCACATAGTTGCTTACATTGGCATTATTAGCATTCAATTGTATATTTAATGATGCTATACTATTATTTATAATATTACTTGTTAATACTTCTTGAGTTCGCAAACGATTGCTAAGAATATTGCTTGTCGATAGAATATAGTTGCTAACATTGGCATTACTTGTATTTAATCGTGTATTTAACGTAGCTATACTATTATTTATAATATTATTTGTTGAGACTTCTTGTGTCAGCAAACGTTCGCTAAGAATATTGCTTGTCAATAGAGTATAATTACTAGCATTCATATCATTAAAATCTGCTTTCGCAACTAAAAGGTTGCTTGTTTCTAATACATAATTGCTAGTATCCTCAATAACATTTCTATTATTTATTTGGTAAGTTCCTGTTATATTGATATCTCCATTGTTTGAAATAGAAAACACTTTGGTATCAATGTTTGACGCAATAAATATATCTGTTAAGTTATCCTGTTGTTGTAGAATTAAAGCACTAGCAGTATTATTTGCATTAACTATTTCCAATCTCTCAGTTCTATATATAGTTGTTTCTAATGTTGTGTTGTCGCCTAGAACTATCAAGTTAGAATTAATTGTTATATTGCCATTCACTACTAGGCTTGTATTATATCTATCATTAACTATGAATTTGTTTATAGCATTTGGGTCTTCATAAATCATATCCGTTGTTAAATCTGAAATCCTCTTTGAAATAGCATTGTTCGTAGATAGCACATAATTACTTGCATTTTCATCATTGAAGTCTGATTTCGCTACTAAAAGATTATTTGTAGATAGCACATAGTTGCTAACATTGAAATCATTGAAGTTCGCTTTGGCTATCAAGATATTACTTGTAGATTGCACATAATTGCTCGTATTTATTATACGACCTATTAAGATATTGCTAGTAGATTGCACAAGATTGCTGCTATTACTATCATTAAGGTTTGCTTTTGATACTAAGATATTACTTGTAGCCAACGTGTAATTGCTAGCATTCACATCATTAAGGTTTGCTTTCAATATTAAGATATTGCTTGTAGCCAAAGTGTAATTGCTCATATTCACATCATTAAGATTTGCTTTCAATACTAAGATATTGCTTGTAGCCAAAGTGTAATTACTTGCATTCAAATCATTAAGGTTTGCTTTCAATACTAAGATATTGCTTGTTTCAAATACATAATTGCTTGTATTAGCATCATTAAGGTTCGCTTTGGTTATTAAGATATTGCTTGTTTCAAATACATAATTGCTTGTATTAGCATCATTAAGATTTGCTTTGGCAACTAAGATATTACTTGTTGCGAACACATAATTGCTTGTATTAGCATCATTAAGGTTCGCTTTGGCTACTAAGATATTACTTGTGGATGATATGTAATTACTTCCATTCACATCATTAAGGTTTGCTTTGGCTACTAAGATATTGCTTGTGGATGATATGTAATTACTTGTGTTTGCGTCATTAAGGTTCGCTTTGGCTACTAAGATATTACTTGTAGATGATATGTAATTGCTTGCGTTCGCGTCATTAAGATTTGCTGCTGCTACTAAGATATTACTTGTGGATGATATGTAATTGCTTGTATTCGCGTCATTAAGATTTGCTGCTGCTACTAAGAGATTGCTTGTGGATGATATGTAATTGCTTGCGTTCGCGTCATTAAGATTTGCTGCTGCTACCAAGATATTACTTGTGCTTAATATATTATTACTACTAATGCTATCATTAAGATTAACTTTTAATGTTAATAATTTTAGTTTGCAATCTAAAAAAGATAAATTATTATATAGAATATTACTTGTCTTTGATATATAATTACTTACGTTTGTATCATTAAGGTTAGTTATGGCAACTAAGATATTACTTGTAGATTGCACGTAATTGCTAGTATCATCTATAACATCCCTATTATCTCTTTTATAAATACCTATAATATTAACATCCCCATTGTTAGCTATAGTAAAAACATTGCTATTTAGATTTGAAGCAACAAATATATCTCTGAAGTCATCTTTTTGCTGTATCATTAAAGCACTCGACGTATTATTGGCATTCACTATTTCCAACCTTTCAGTCGTATATACAATCGTCTGCAACGTTGTGCTTTCACCAAGAACTATTAAATTCGAGTTAATAGTTAGATTGCCATTTACCAAAAGACTATCATTATATCTATTATTCACTATAAATTTGTTTGCAGCATTAGGGTCTTCATAAATCATATCGGTAGTCAAATCAGTAATCCTCTTTGAAATAGCATTGCTTGTATGTAGAATGTAGTTGCTATGATTAATATCTAAAGCATTAATTGAAGTAGTTAATGTATTACTTGTTTCTATTAAATAATTAGATGTTGCAAGAATTATATGATTAACATTATCTATAATATTTGTATTCTCGATGTTAGTAGTTGTTACAGGATAAAACAAGCGATTAGAAGTATTATAAAATAGATTACCATCTTCGTCAATCCCTAAAGATACTCTATTACTATTATTATTAAACTGCACATTACTCAAATTAATACTTTTATAATTCCCAAGCATATCTTTGATATTCAAATTAACATTGCTATCTCTTGAAAGAACTAAATCATCCAGATAAATACTATTACCAGATAAATACAAGTCCTTCCATTTATTCGAAGACGACCCTAAATTATATACATTATTACTACTAGAGATTATATCCCCTCCAACGCATATATTACCAACAATATTCAATTTATAATCATTGCTACCAGAAAGCAGTGAAGGAGTGGTTCCTATTCCAATATTACCACTTATCCCGTCAATAATAAGTCTATTTGAAGTTATTACGTTGTTATTAAAATCAAATGTTAATTTATTATTAGAATTGCATATTATCCACTCTGAATTACTACCATTCTCTAAATTTATAGAAACTGATTTGCTCGACCCCTCGCTATACAAACTATTCCTTACTTTTATTTTAGAATTAACCCCATACAATGTTAATAATTGCTCAGGGTTTGTTGTTCCAATCCCGATATTACCTGAACTTGTTATGCGCATCCTCTCTATTGTCGAATTAGTCATAAATTGGTGATACCCATTTGTATTTGTTGCTACGTAAGAGATATTCCCACCTTGAGAAGAGCCATTTCTCGTATTGCCAGACAACTCAATTTTAGTATTCGTAGTATCATCGCTATCAGCAGTTCCTATTATAGTGTAATCACTAATGCTATTTGCAATGCGCAATCTCCCAGCATTTCCCACTTGTAAAATATTCAATGGGTCAGTAGCGCCTATCCCAACATTTCCCGATTTTGTTATTATCATTTTAAGAGATGAACTATTTGCACCAGAAGATGTGCTGAACTGCAAATCGCTTGCATCGCCCGTATATGTAGTTGATGTTATTTTACTTCGCGTTGCAGTGTTATACGTGGGGATACCAAATTCTATACCAGATACTTGATTACTAGTATTTGTATTGGTTTCTATTCTTATGAGTTCGCCACTTGCGTGAGTAATATGTAGTTTCCTCTTAGGGTCTATTGTTCCAATACCTACATTCCCCAAATTATAGTATAAACTTTGATTATTAATAATCCACGTATATGGAAGATATGAGTTTAAATTGCTCGCGATAATATTGCTTGTTGCTGATATATAGTTAGAGGTATCATTAATAACATCTCTATTATTTTTTCTATAAATCCCTGATATATTAACATCACCTATAATATCAAGGGGATAGTTTGGAGAACTGCTTCCAATACCTATACGCGACATTCCCCCTCCAATAAAATAAATATTACTTGTTGCATTGGTATTATTACCAACCTGTGCTATAGGTATCGTCGCAACCGCTGAATTAACTAAAATATTATCTGTGATAGTTATTGTATTCGCGGATATACCATTATTTGCAGTGATTGCTCCAGATGCATTAATTGTTGTTGCGGATATCCCACCATTCGCAGTAATTACTCCAGATATTTTAGCACCTCCTACTATATCAAGAGAAGCAGTAGGGGTCGCACTTCCTATGCCTATTCGTGCAACACCACCGCCTACAAAATATAAATTACTTGCAACATTAGCATTTGTTCCAAATTGCACAATAGGCGCAGTAGATATCCCTGACCTCGCTAGTATATTTGACGTATCTATAAATGTCGCTGAAATACCATTGTTTGCTGATATTAATTCTGAGGCTATTATTGATTTTGCTATTAATGACCCATTGGCAGTTAAAGTTCCACGCGCCTCAATAGTTGAAGCAGATAACCCAGCATTCGCATTTAGTAGCCCTGAAGTTGATATTGTTGTAGCGGATATGCCATTAGTCGCAGTTATTAAACCTGATGCTTCTATTGTCGTCGACTTTAATCCACCATCAGCATTTATTACCCCATATGTGCGAATTGTTGTCGCAGTTAATCCACCATCCGCATTTATCATTCCAGTAGCATCTATTGTAGAAGATGATATACCACCTTTAGCATCTATTATTTTCCCTATGGGGACTAATATACCATTATTTGCAGTTATTAATCCGCTCGTAATTATTGTTGTAGCGGTGATTGCTCCTGATGCATTGATTGTTGTAGCAGATATCCCTCCATTTGCATTAAGTGCCCCAGATATTTTAGCATTACCAACTATATCAAGCGATGCAGTAGGGGTCGCGCTTCCTATGCCTACCCGTGCTACTCCACCGCCTACAAAATATAAATTATTCACTGGATTACTATTAGTCCCAAATTGCGCGATTGGGGTTGTCGCATTTGTCGAAGTTATATTTATCATACTTGAAGAATTAATGATGGATGCATTTATAGTGCCAGCAATATCTGCGCTCGACGCAATGATACCACCACTAGCAGTTATAGTTCTATCTACGGGCACCACAATCCCCCCATTTGCATTTATGACACCTGAAGCATTCATAAATGACGCAGAGATGCCGCCATTTGCAGTTAAAAGCCGTCCTGATGGTAATGTAATCCCTCCATTTGCATTTATTAATCCTGATGCAATTATAGTAGATGCTGATATGCCACCTCTTGCTATTACAGACCTTCCCAAAGGCACGTCAATCCCTCCTGCCGCATTTATCAAACCTGATGCATTAATAGACGCAGTTGATATACCGCCATCAGCAACCAATGTATAACCATAAGACACTGATAACCCGCCTCTTGCAGTAATTAACCCAGATACACTAGCGCTACCTATGACATCAATGGTAGCCGTTGGTGTAGCACTACCTATTCCTATGCGCGCTGCTGGACCACCATATATATATATATTATTTGCGGCATTTGTATTCGTTCCATATTGAGCAATAGGCTGTGAATTATCTACATTATTAATTATTATTTTAGACCTTATTGTGGTTGTCCCAAGTATATCAACATCCCCAACAATATCTAATGCGGTTTGCGGTAATGAAGACCCAATACCTATATTTCCGTTTTGCAATATACAGAAATCAATACTATTCGCATAATTATTAAGTATATTAAATACCCCATCATTATTAATGAGGTTCCAATTATTAGTGTCGTAATCATTTTCACTATATATTTCGATATTACTATTAATACACCTAATCATTTGTTATAATATTTAATATATATATATATTAAAACTTTGGACATTTGAAATGCCTATTCGTATTTGATTTAATTATTCCTAAAATTAAATACATTATATAAAAATTGATATTATATATTATATAATATATTAAATATTAAAATGAGTGCCGCTGCTCTCGCTGCTTTCGCTGCTCTCGCTTCCCCAGAAATCGTCAATATTTATATCGATGGCTCTTGTATTCACAATGGTAGCCCCAATGCAATCGCTGGATATGGTGTATATTTTAAGAATGATGATAGTAGGAACGAGTATGCTAGGGTTGTTGGGAAGCAAACTAATAATACTGGAGAACTTACTGCATTCATACGCGCAGTTGAAATTATGTATGACGAATTAAACAGACCGCAATCCACTAGTAAGATTAATATATATACTGATTCAGAATATGTGATTAAATGCGCTGGACCATATTCTACAAAGTTATCTAAGAATGATTGGAAAAATACTGAAGGAAAAATTCCTCCTAATATAAAATTAATTCAAAGGATTTACGAGATATATAAGCCATTTAAAAAACGCATCAGCATTCACCACGTGAAAGCGCATACAGGATTAGATGACGAGCATTCTGTCGGGAACGCTGAAGCGGATAGATTAGCGAACTTGGCAGTAGGTGTCGTAGCAGGAGCAGCATCCGCAGCATCGGATTGCATAGATACAACTTTGATATCAAACATCAAGGAAAGCCCGACATATAGCAAACATTACATCAATGTTAAATATGAGTTCAAGGATGCTATTAAAAAACTAGGAGCCAAGTGGGATTTGCGTTGTAGTAAATGGTATTACGAGGATAATATCACAGATGCAAACAAGAAGGCTATACAAGATATCGAAAAGATGTCTGAAAGTAATGTAGAGAGCGACGACAAGGTTGTTTCTGATGCTGCTGGCGTAGACCTTGAAATACATAAGAAAATCTATGTGAAGATACCATTTAAAAATAAGGATGCAGTAAAAAAACTCGGATGCAGATGGGATCCCGAGAAGAAATCTTGGTATTATTTGTCCAATCTTGAAAAAAATAAAATAGATAGTATAAAAAAATTAGAAGTAGGTATGTAGTATGTATTGTTATCTATTCTATTCTATAGTAATTTTAGTGTTATTGTTAAACACATCTGTATATTCCGTAGGTATATTCTCAAAAGATATTAGGTTCATATTTAATCTAAACTTGTCTTCATAGCCATTATCCTTTATATATTTTTCTCTTTCAATATCTAGCATATTAGAGAGCATTAAGGCTTTTTCTTTTGTTATTCCAGCACCAATCTTAGATATATTATCGCTTTTATCTCCATAAATCGCCTTAAATAATAAGTCTACTTTTGGGTCATTATAGCCACGCTTCACAAGCTCTTTGAACTGCATATTATATACGTGGACTTTTTTATCAACTAATTGTAAAAAGTCGTTATCGTTCGCGATAATAATAATATTGATATCGGTATCATTAAGCGCATCCAAGTGTTTTTTAATCATTTTTTGAGACAAATAGATAACATCGTCGCCTTCCAATCTATACTGAGATAGATATTGAAAGCCCAATGATTTGATGTATTCATTAAATATATTAAAAATCTTTTTGTTAAAGTTGGTTTTTTGTATTCTAGTCGCCTTGTAGGTATTATAGATATCATTCCTCCATATTTCGGCACGCTGGCAATCTAAGCAGAACACTATATTGTTTTTATTCGTATTCCATTTTTTACAGAGCTTTTTAATGTCATTGTTAATATGTTTATAGAAGGCGTTGATAAATACCTCATTAGATACAATGTTCTCTACTGCGACATCTATATTTTGAAATGAGAACCACCTATATGTTGCAAAATATCTATGAAATACATAATAGCTACTATCGATAAGAATAATATTATTCTTATTAAAATTAATAGTGTTCATTAATTATATTTTAATATTAATTAAATATTTAAATAATATTTAATCATTTTTTATTTATTTTGATTTACAAATAGATTTTGAAAAATTATTAGCCTCTACCATAATAGCCTTTAATTCGTCGGGCTTCTTCTTGTATTCCTTCCATTCATACCTCGCGCAATCATAGTTTTTCTTATTATCATTTGATATATTCTTCATTTGCGAGATACGATATGTTATAAACAATGTATAATCTGTGGGTTTTATTGTTTTACTTGGCTTACCGCCTTTATTCATAGAAGTGTCCTCAGTTGATGCAGCATTACTAAGAGGAACTTGGTGTGTCGTATCGGCATTCGCGACAGCATCAGCATTTCCAGTATTCACAGCATTTCCAGCATTTACAGCATTCACAGCAGTATCCGTGTCATTCCCAGTATTCACTACAGCATCTGATGCGACATCATCACGCTTTATAGATTTCGTATTACCTTCTTTATTAACATCGCAGTTATTTTGTGTCATCTCAGTAATCAATGGTTTTTCATAGGTCATCTTATTAATATGCTCTTTCTTAGTCCAAACCTTTTTATTGTTTTTTATATCAACAATCCATAACTCCTTATCAAAGCCTTCCATTATAGAATTGATGTCATAGCCTTCTGCAGATAACCCAAAATGTAAAGGAGATTGCTCACGTCCAGTATAATATGATGTAGAGCAATTGATGCAAACCTTTTTACCAGACATTATTATGTATTATGTATTTGCATATTTTTATATTATAAAGTAATCAATTTTTTATATTTGTTTAAGCAATGAATAATCAATATGTTCTCTTTTTTTTAAGTATTTAGAAAAAATGATGAAGATTTTTGAGACTAATCTTTACTATATTAATGACCTTCTATGATAACATAAACGACTATTTTGAAAAAGACATCATTATAAAGAATGTTTTGAATGAGCCAATGATTACTATTTTCCATTCAAAGATTATCAAAAGGTATCGAGAGATTTTGAAGGGTTCTGACGAATACTTTGAAGACAAGGTAATGAATACATTTGACGAATACTTTGATAGATATGAAAATGCTGATGCATACGATGATATATGCAATCAAATCATAATCATTTATTACAATAGCAATAAAGGGATGAAGGAATATTATAGCAGTATCTTCAAAAAGGAAAGATTTTATTTATAAAATCATCTATTAATATATTAAATAGCGATGAAAATTAATTTGATTTATATGATTATATATATAACGTTATTAGTATTTTTTATATTAATATCATTTTGTATTATTGAAATTCTATCATTTATATCGAGGCTCCCTTTTATTGATAGTATAGTAGGTGATTTTAGAGATTATACGCTTGGAATGAACCAGCCTGTTATGATATTACCCAATCTAACATATAGGATTGTTAATTTGTATCCTTTGCATACTGCTTACTATATCTATTTATTTTGGGTGACGCTATGCTTAATAATAATATTACTTTTATGGTTGATTGGAACGATAGTGCAAAAAATCATCTTTTTTAATCCATTTGAAAGCATACCTCCTTGGATGGAATTGAATGAAATGGGATTTTTTAAATGGTTCTTTGAAAAAACATTACTAGATAAAAATAAGGATATTATAAATTTTATTCTTAATATATTTAAAGCAGTATTGTCTCCCGAACAATACGAAGCAGCACAGCAAAGATGTATGGAGACCTTTGTAAGCAAGAAGGATGATGTGAAGGATGATGTGAAGCATATTAAGGATACCACTAAGGATACCACTAAGGATACCAAGCAATTGACTGAACATTTTGCTGAAAGCCCTGAACCTTTTAAACGTCATATAGACTATGATTTAACACATAAATATAATGAAGACCGATTAGAAGACATCTTTTATACTGATTCGTTCAAATCTATAAAACACCGAGAAGAAGCCAATAAATACCGAAAAATGAAGATTATTCGCCCAGACAAGATTAATAACCCAATACCAGATTTAGATATAGAGAATATAATCAATACGAATATGCATTATATGAATATATAATATATATATATTATATAATTAAATTAATATATTATATTAAGAATAATATATATTAATAATGATTGACGATTTTCAATGCCAACTTATTAAAATTCTCACAGAAGACAAAGATATATATAGATTACTATATTCAGTGCTATACCTATGCATTGTAATAATCATAGGCATCTTCTTTTACTGGGATACCATTTATAAAAATGCCAAGAAATATTCAAAATGTAATAATATATCTAAAATCATAGATGATAATTATTATAATGAGACACCTTACATATACAATATAATCATAATAAATACCAAGAAGATTAAGAAGCCATCAGAATATATACTCAAAATAACCTACAACTTCAATAAAATGATTGTTGACGTTAGTTTTGGCAATATGGAGGGCGAAGAGAACATCTTTATGTATAGAAATAATGATTACGCGGGAATTATAAAGACCCTCGATGAACTCAAGGCGACAATGAGCGAATTAAATAAACTTTATAAAAAATCAAATGATAATAGCGACTTACTGCTATATAACAAGACTGCTATCGAGTATTCCACGCTAATTAACTCGAAGGATGGTAAGAAGGCATTGGAATTAAATAATGACAAGGATTTCATTAATAGCTTTGGATACAAGTATTTTAATTTAGAAAAAATGACCTACGATACCATTGAAGACATCAGCACACGAATAAATAGCAATGATTATAAGTATTACGCGGTTGATAAAAATTATAATATAGTCCATTCTTATACTACAAATGAACTCATTAAATTTACGAAAGAATATTCAAACAATACCAATTACCCCATAGCAATAATAGATTATATTATTTTTTCAAAGATACAGCAAAAAAATAATATAAATATATAAATAAGACATTATATTAGTAGTATTATGAGTGATACTACCAATAAGATTAATAGTATTAGTAGTGATGTTAAAATATTATTAGGTAGTATAGAAGACACATCTAAAAGTTATATTAATGAAATATCCTCTATGACTTCAAACAATATATTAAAAAATAAATATATGGCATCTATCAATATACTTTTTATATTTATAATAGGTATTATATTTTATATATTATATCGCGACTATATATATCGCATCGCTAGCAAGATGACGAGATGCGCAGACATTAATAATATTATTGATTTCAATATAAACGACAATGATAATTCATATATCTATAATATATATATATTGCATATAAATAATACCAATAACATCACAAAGGATTATATATTGAAATTGGAATATAACTTTATCAAAGAGGAAACGAATATATTCTTAGGGGAGCAGAATATAATATCGTCAGTATTATTCTCGCCAAACGATACGATTACTAAGATTAGCAATGCATTCGCGGTGTTCGATTTGGCAGAAAAGAAAAAAAGATTTGTAGAATATTATAACAGAGAAAACGAAAAAACCTATTGCATAGACAAGAAAAAACTAGCGACTACAAAATATAAATATTATATAACCTCGACGAACAATGAGAAGTTAGTCGACGAAAGTGCAGTAAAACTAGTTAATTTTGTTAAAAAATATGGATATAATGATACTACGAAACTAGACCCAATATATAATATATTATATGCTATTGAAAATAAAAAAAATATGGAATACTAAGGATAGAATACCTCATTCAGTAATACTTTAAGCTCTTCAATCTTAGTATTATTTTTAATCTTTGGATAACTAATGCTAAACTCTATGAACATATTCCCTTTGTTTGATGTATTTAATATTGGCATCCCTTTGCCTTCTAGCAAATAATTCTTACCATTTGAAATAACACCGAATATATTAGTGTTTATATTTATTTTTTCTTTAAAATAAGGTATCACAATATCTTTTCCTACAATAGAATCAACAAATGATATATCCGTTTTAAAGTATAAGTCATTTCCCTTCCTGATAAAATGCTTATGCTCTTCTATTTTAATATGTATGATGAGGTCGCCAGGCTTGATTGCGGCTATTCTAGGCTGTTCCCCTAATTCAGGAAAAGCCGTTTTATAATTCTCATCAATACCTTTAGGAATTATTAATGTCGCCTTCTTATCTTCATTAAAAAATCCTTTGCCACTACATTGCTTACATTCCGCTTTACCTTCAATAGTTATTCCAGAACCTTCGCAATTATCACAAGACCCTTGAAAGATTTGCTGCATAAACCCCATACTTCTTATTTGCTGTATTATACCGCGACCATCGCATTTACCACATTTTTTATTACATTTTAGGCAATATTTGCGAATATTAATATTTAAATCCTTATTAATACCTTCATATACGTCGTCCAAATTAAATACAAATGTTTTCTCTATTGATTGAGCCTTTTTAGGGATTTTTGCACCCATACCACCACCACCCATACCAAAGATTTCTTCTTCAAAACTATGCCCCATTCCTCCAAAAGGATTTCCTCTGCCTCTAAAAAATGCTTCAAAAATATCGTGGGGATTTCTATGAACTTCCTGACCAGACCCATTATTATAATTCTGATCCCCACTATCATCATACGTTCGCCTCTTACTCTCATCACCTAATACGTTATAGGCGGCTGAGATTTCCTTGAATTTTTCTTCAGCAACCGCCTTATCAGCATCTTTGTTTTTATCGGGATGATATTCTATAGCGAGCTTCTTATATGCCCTCCTTATATCCTCTTGCGTAGCATTCCTTTCAACTCCTAATACTTTGTATAATTTATAATTGTCGCTGCCACTCATAATATTATGATAGTATATTAAATGTTTATATATCTTCTTATATACTCAATAGAATAATATATACTACGACAATATTTATGATATATATATATTTTCTTAATATATTTTTTGTAAATACTGCATATGGATTATGACGTGTCATACTTCTATTTTTAGAGCAATAGTAGATTGTATACGAAGTATGCGAAGTATGCGAAGTATACGAAGTATTCTTGGTAGATGGAAGATACCTAGAGACATTTAAGCGTCTGCAAATATTACTAGTGTTATCACTATAACAATTGTAAAAACAGGATATGAAAATAAAAAATTTAAAATAATATATTAAATTGTGTTTCATTTATAATATCAAATATATTTATTGTTTTATATAGGTATCCAACTAAACCAACCTAATTACATACATATCTCATCATAATATTCATAGTGTATAGTTCCTGATTAAGTAATTTAAAAGCGTATGGCATCCTTACCTGAGCAATATCTGTATTATTTTTGCAGTATTTGCAGCTATATATGCTCTTCTCAGTATTAACATTGGCGTGCATCCCGCATCTTTTACAGATAAACACCCTATAATTATCTGAAACGTGGAGCATCCTCTCTGCAAGGAAATTCGAGGTGCCGTGTGCAATAAAGCAATCCCTCTCCATCTCTCCTAATCGCAATCCTCCAGACCTTGCACGTCCTTCGCTAGGTTGCCTTGTTAGCATCACAATCGGACCATTTGAGCCACGCGAGTTCCCAGTCCATACTGATTTGCCATTGCGTCGAACCATAAATACTTCCGTAGATACGCTGATACAATACACCGCGCCTTCATAGTTATATGCTTCTTCCACGTGATTTATCTCTTTGTGAATATCATTAGCATTTGCATATGGATTATTCTTTTTCTTAATAATAGTAATCTTCCAAAGACCCTTCCAGATACTTTTGACACCGCTCCAACCTGCGTGAATACATAGTCGCATCATATCGTCCGCCAAACTTTCATATTTAGTGCAGAACATATTATCATACTTGTGAAGGTTATAATTCCAAAGTATAGCCTTCATAAGTATCTTCACTTGATTACTGCTTAATTTCCATACCCACTCAGGAAGACGGAAGGTATTTGCATCCATATAGAGATTACACAAATATTCAGTAATATTTTGCGTATCCTCAGTATCATTATGCGAACCGAATTGATAGAGAACCTTATTATCGCATCCGCTCGAAATCCATTTGCCGAAGAATAATAGCCACGCTTCCATATTAATCTCCTTGTCGCTATTGGGTATCATAAACTGATAATCAGGAACATCCCATACGCAATCCTTCTTGTATCTAACACATTTCCCAATAATATCATCGGCTTTTTCTAATGCATATCCTTTATTATTATTATCATCTCGCTTAACATACATTCGATGTTCTCCTGTTGTATTTAAGTCAATCTGCGAATTGCTGATATTATACATTACCCCCGAGTATTCTGGGTATTTATGGACTTCCATAGGCTTCTCATAAACCAGACGGCTATCATCTTTGAGAACAGCAACCTTGTCTTCTTTCGTAATCTTATCAATAGACTTCCAGCCATCGCTAGTTAAAACGTCGTGGTCTGCAGTAAGACAATGAATTTTGTCTGAAACCATATGCTTCAATCGCTGGTAATACGTCGGTCCGATAAAGATATCCGTGTGGATTTGCTCTCCAGTGCGCCCATTATATAATATTTCATTACCATATTTCTCCATACCAGACATTTCTAGAACCTTTGCTATTCCTTCTACGGAGCAATCAGTATATGGCGTGGAGTCACCAAATGCCCCAATATGGCAACACGCCTTCCCCATAATCGATTCCATTAATTGGGCAATAGTCATACGCGAAGGGATTGCGTGAGGGTTCATAATAATATCTGGAACAATCCCGTCCTTCGTAAAGGGCATATCTTGGTGTCTATATATCATTCCAATGGTTCCTTTCTGAGCGCTGCAACTAGCGCATTTATCGCCAATTTCAGGTTTCCTGTTTTTACGGATGCGAACCTTGCAAAACTTATAGCCATCGCTATTGATGCCATTATAGTTCATATCGATATAGCCATCATCATTCGCTTTCATTGTTAAGCTGCTATCTTGATATGTAATAACGCCATTTGCTTTCTTGGGCATCACTTTGCCCACGATTACGTCATTCCCATTAACATAGGTATTTTTAGAGACAAAGCCATCATCATTCAATTTCTCATAAGAGTATGGTTTCTGCGATGATATGTTAGTGGGATTTGTGAATAGCTCTTCTTCTCCTGTGCTATGATTTTTATTACATACGTCGCGCATCGCCTTATAATAGGTGCTAGTAAATAGCCCTCTGTCTAGCGCTGATTGATTAACCATAATACTATCTTCCTGATTAAAGCCTGTGTGGGTCATAATGGCAACGATAGCATTTACGCCAGATGGTAATTTGTGAGCCATTGTATATTTAGAAAGTTTAGTATATACAAGAGATTTCTGGGGATAATTCAAAATATTTCCCATTGTATCTATGCGTTTATTGAAATTACTCATATATACACCTAGCGCCTGTTTGCCCATAGCGCATTGATAGCAATTTCTAGGCGACTGATTATGGTCGCTGAATGGAATATTGACCCCCAAGATACCATTAATCAAACTTGGGTGAATTTCGCAATGCGTATAGAATGGAGGCAATGCAGTTCCTTTGATACCTTCTTCCAAATCTACGGGGAACGTCGCAATCATCGCGAAATTGATTTCATCACAATCCATATATTCAATGAAACCCTCTTCGTCCAAATAACTATCGGGGTCGTCCTTATTTTTAGATACTTCGTTGGGAACTATGAAGTAATCAAAGTGCTTGTCTGCGATATATTCCTTCCAGCTAATATTTTTCCTTTTCAATACTCTTTCAATTCTCAGAACACGCTTATTTGTTTCTGGGTCAATATCGACAATATAGAGAGGTCTATACATTCTCCCTGCTTCAGTGCTAATAATAATGCACGACTTCTGAATATTCCACACAATCGAAGTCATCGGATATATAATGCCGCTGCGCTTATAATGCTTCAATTTCAAATACAATTCAGCGGGATTAGTATAATAGCCGATAATATCGCCATTCACCATAATATATACATTTTCTTCATTGCCCATATTCTTCAAGTATTCGATAGGCGATTTCTCGGGATTTGACATAGTATATGTATCATCATATACAATCACGCCCAAATTAACCAAGATACGGCGGATATGTATGCTATTCATCGCGATAGAGATATTCGTGCTGAGCGCCATATTTTTTACTAAGCCTACTGAACTTCCTTCTGGCGTTTCTGCGGGACATATCATACCAATCTGCGAATTATCTAATTTACGCGGTTGCACGAGTTTCCCATTCTTCTCCATTGCAGTATTGATGCGCCGCAAATGCGATAATGTGCTAGCATAAGACATACGATTGAGAACTTGCGATACGCCCTGCTTGATGTTTTGAAATGTTCCAATACTTTTGATACCCCAGTTTCCCGTAGAAAGCGAATACCTAATCCACGAATCTAAAAGCGATTGCTTGAAAAACCGATGAATACTAATATCCGAAATGATATTGGATATAGGGATATTCGCATTACCTCGCCATAAGTTGAGCTCCTTTTCAATGGCAATCTTGAGTTCCTTCGTCATCTTGCCATAACATTGCCTGAACAAATTACTCATCAATACTCCGGGTGTATCTACGCGCTTATTAATGTAGGAGTCGCGATTATCATACGTATCATAGCCTAGATAGATACGTATCATCTTGCGAATAATATAACCAACATATAGCGCTTTCCGCCGATACGACTTGCCTACGTGAGGGATAAAATCATTAATAAGATTATTATGAAGCTGCGCTTTGTTCGTCTCGTGGTCATTGTTTTTATTAACGCCAATCATAATCTTAATAAGCGTATTCTCCGCCTGTTCTTGTGTATTGATATCACAGGCATCTTCGCAACACGCCATTAATTCATTGATGATACGCTGGTTCTTTTCGTTATCCGTATCATATATAATATGATTAATGATTTCTCTATCGCTAATAACCCCGAGAGCCCTGAATATTACAAAGATGGGAACTTCAGATCGAATAAAGGATGTATTGATGCGAATAATGCGTCCCATATGATTTAATTTGCCGCTCATATTTAAGCACGTAGTCTTGGGAGGGAGATATGTGGAGTCGCACATTGAGCGAATTTCAGCATACAATCCTTCGGCGTTATTATTGGGGTGGAAGACGAGAACCTTGTTTTCGTTAATGCGATCTTGCGAGATTAAAACCTTCTCATTACCATTCACAATAAAATAGCCGCCGAAATCATAGATGCATTCGTTTTTATTCTCTTCACAAATTCCTTGCATCTGGCTAAGGACGCATAGTTTAGAGCGAACCATTATTGGGATTTTTCCGATATATACACCATTAACATTTTTATCAAACTTCTCAGTCATCCCATTCTTGTTTGTTATCTCAGTGGAAATATGAACATTAACATAGATGCCGCTCGAATACGTCATATTATTCATACGGGCAATGTAAGGGGTCATTATATTTTGCGTCCCGTCAGGAAGTTGATAGTTAGGCTTTACAATGCTGGGTTGAAGGATATTAATAGAAATATTATAGGTATTATCAGGCAATTCGGCTTTCTGATTTGTGATTTTCACCTTGATGGGATTGAACCCGCTAATGATTTGTCCCAATGTATTGTCTATGAATTTATTATAACTATCCACTTGATGCTTTACAAGCGGATTAGATGATTCGGGAGAACCACCCTTTTGAAAATAAATATCCAGAATATCCCAGCAAAGGTTAGAAAACATTATTAGTTGTATTTAATTAATAAATAATTCTTAAATATCAATTTTTAATATTTTAATGATTAATATTTTATATAAAAAAATGATAATATAAAACTTAGTATATTTTATTATATATTACATAGAGGGAGCCCGCCCTAAGCACCCTAAGCACCCTAAGAATGTCTAAGAGAATGCCGAAGATTATTGCGATTTGTGGCGCAAAGAGATGTGGCAAAGATGTATTGGCGGAGCATCTAGTAAATAAATATAATTTCGAGAGAGTTGCCTTTGCAGACCCTTTGAAATTTGCAGTGAAAAGTTTATTTGATTTTGATGACGACCAAGTTGGTATCGGTAAAGATAATGGGACAGGTAGAAAGGATATTGTAGACGAAAAATGGGGGATAACACCGAGAGCCGCATTGCAATTCTTCGGAACTGAAATGATGCAAGAAAAAATACAAGAGTTATTACCTGATGTGAAGAGAAACTTCTTTGCAAATAGCTTGAAGAATTACATAACCGCTAGAATGAATACATCAGAAGGACAAACGTTTGTTATTAGCGACCTTCGATTTATGCACGAATTCGAGATGCTTTTTAGTATCCCGAAGATACGCAGAGAGGATATAGTGGTTATTAGAGTTATTAGACCAAATCCTACCTTAGAATTACAAGAAACTCAGATACATATATCTGAGATAGAATATATGAAGATACCTTATGATGTTATTATAACGAATGATGGCACGATAGAAAGTTATATTAATAAATTTGAAAAGATTATTGATTATTAGTTTGTAATGGCTTAGTGGCTTAGGATTTATATATCATTTTTTTATTATAACTTATTATGATATTCTTTAATGCATTTTTCAACTGACGTTTTAATATCAGGGATATCAGGGTATAGCGAATATAACTTATCAGTCGATAGTTGTGTATTTGAACGCTTTGATAACAATATGGCATCCTGCTCTTCAATGCTGAAGTTTTCCCAAGTGAAATCGTGGTTAACGTGTTCTCTATACATCTCTAAAATCTCGTTGTGAGTTATAAGTCCTTTATTGACTAGATTAAAAGTGCCTGTAGTTCCTTTGATAATCATATCCATAATAACTGGGAACATATCTTCTAATACGGACATCGAATTAGGCATAGAGCAAATCTTATTATATTTGAAAATTTTACTTAAAAAGTTTCTATTATGCTCAAAATTTACAATGGGCATTCGAATGCGTAGGTTCAACGTATTTTTTGAATACATATGCTGGAGCCTATCTGTGAAGCCTTTAACAATTGAATAAGAAGACCCAAAAAATGTTGGGAGTTCATCGTCTCCAACGCTGCTAGTTGTTGGGTCATCGCTGCTAAATATGCAACCTGTTCCTAGATATGTGTAGTGAATATTATATCTTTCGCAAAGAATTGAAAGTATTACGGGGGAATACAAGTTATCTCTGATATTATCTTTAAGTTTTCCGGGCAATTCTAGATAATCGATTGTATTATGTTCGCCCCCGTGCGTCCGTCCAATAAACGAAATGATATGCGTTGGCGAATACAATTTAATTTCTTCTTCAACTGCTTTTTCATCATCCGCGCGAACGTCAGTGCCAATATATGTAATCCCGTGATTATTCAAATAATCCCCAAATTGCTTACCTATCCACCCTTTGCATCCGAAGAAAAGAATTTTCATATTTTTATATTAGTAATTAATATTCTTTTTATATAATATATATCAATATCATATTAAATCGATATCGATGATAATATTAGTTATCAATATGTATAAAGATCAGAATATATATAGAAGCTTAAAAATTAAAAAGAAGTTTTTATATGGATTAGAGGGAAACAAGGTAATATTTAAAAAATGGGATGATGCCGATGGTATCCAGTATATCTTAAAAAGCAAGAAGGTACGCGGTATTATAATAACTGGCTCTGATTATTTTATAGGCGAAGGCGTTCATTCAGTGATAGATGAAAGTATTATTAAATCTAAAATACCGATACTAGCGATATGCTATGGGTTTCAGTATTTAATTAGCAAATACGGGAACCTATCATTTATAAAATCTTGTAAAAGCGGATATATGAAGTATTACAATAGTTTCAACATAACGCACCCTTTCTATATTCCTAAAAATAAATATTTTTTTTCGCATACAGATTATATAGTGAAGGTTCCCAAAAATTATAAGGTTATTAAAAGGATTGGTGAGAAAATAATTGTTGCATATAACTATAAAAAAAACATATTATGCACCCAGTTCCACCCAGAAAAATACAAAAAATCCAGTAGAATATTCTTTAATACGTGGATTGATAAGTGTTTATTATAGATACCTAAAAAGTAATGAGACACAAGAGTTTATTGTATAGAATATAATGGCAATCTTACTATATGTTAGATATATTTAGTAGATATATTTAGTAGATAGATTTAATATTTGTTTATATTTTAGGATGTTATAAAATATTATATTATACATATATATTAGAGATATAATATATATATGGCTGTTAATCAAGCTACGCGTTTTCAATTGAGACTACAGGCTTCATTGGGTGATAGATTTAATATTGATATTGATAGACCTTCTTCTGGAAAACGTAGCGTTTTGGGAGAAATAATATATACTTTTCGACATAGTAAAGCAAAATATGATGAATTTAAAAGGAAAAAAGATAAACCTTTTTGGGAGATTGACTATAAACTCCGAGAATTACAGAGCCTTATTGAAAAAAATAAAACACCTGATAATATTATCAATAGAAAAGCAGAGGAAATAATTGAATTACGCAAAATAGCAAAAAAAGGTGAGGAAGAAAGATTAAGTAAACTTGCAGAATTAAATAATATATACAAAAAACAAATAAGGTTATATAATGAATATAAAGCAAAAAAAGCTAGCAGTTACACTCCAAAAATTTTTCAAGCAGAAGAAATACCAATACCAGGTGACATAAAGGATATACTAGACACTGAATGGAGAACAGATGCCAGAATAGAGCCCGATAATTTGAACGATATGCCCAACTGGAATGAAACTACGGAAGAATTAATTAAAAGGCTAGAAAAAAGGAAATCTAATGCGCGGGCGCAATCTGCGAGAGGAGGTGCTAATAAAAGCAAGGTTAAGAAACCTCTTAAAAAACTAGTTAAGAAACCTCTCGTAAAACCCGCAAGGAAGAAAGTAGCCCCTAAGCGTGTAAGTAAATAAATAGCAATATATACCCCATATATATATTATATATTTGAACTAATTATTTTTTAGATTTAGGTATTATATAAATACCTAACGCGCGTATTAATAAACGTTTAAATAGTATTAATATTATATAAACAATTGATATTCAATTAAATATATAATATGACAACATTAAATCTTAATAATATAAATGACGATTTGATTGAATTAAATAGAGATACGTTTAAAAGCAAACAAATGGGTTTTAATATACCAAATAAGCAAAATAGAGTGTCTCAAAATAGTTTTATGAATGATAATACATTATTTAATAGAAATAAGATAAGTGATGATGTTATTTCTATGTCTTCGAGGTCTTCTTCGCGTTCTTCTTCGCGAGCTAGCTCAGTTAATGGCGATTATGACAAAAGTGCCTATATGAAAAATATGCAGAATATATATAAAGGAAAGGGTTCTCCGAAAATATCAAAATATAAGGAAGAAAGCGATGAAAGTAGTGTTGTAAGTAGTTCAAGCAATAGAAAGGCGGGTTCGGGAAAAAGCCAGCAAGTTTCAAGTAAATATAAAGCACAAAGTAAATACGAAGAAGAAGAAGAAGACGATGATGACGAAGACGGCGAAGATGATGAAGACGAAGAAGATGGAGAAGATGAAGACGATGATGGAGAAGACGGAGAAGATGACGGAGAAGACGGAGGTAGTGAATATGATGGCGATTATAAGAGAGGAACTAAAAATAGGCATTTGACTGCTAAGGAAATTATTATGAATGAATTAAATGAGAAGAAGGAAATTATTTATCAAATAGATAGGTTGGAATCGAAGGGCTTCAAGGTTCCATTTAAGTTTAATATGAACTCCGACTTGGAAGAAATGCGTGCTGAATATAATCGCTTAATACGCGAAAAGGAACTTGACGGGAGTGTGAGATTTCAGCAAAAAATGCTAATGGCATTTATTTCGGGAACTGAATATATGAATAGTAGATATGACCCGTTTGCTATAAAATTAGATGGGTGGTCTGAACAGGTTAATGAGAATATTAATGATTTTGATGATATATTCGAAGAACTGCATTACAAATACAAAGCGACAGGTAAAAAGATGGCTCCTGAACTAAGGCTATTTATCTCATTGTCGGGGAGCGCATTTATGTTTCATCTTACTAGCAGAATGTTCAAAGAGCAGCCAATGCCAAATATAGAAAATGTATTAAAATCAGACCCTGAATTGATGAAGCAATTCCAACAGGCTGCCGCGAAGCAATATGTGATGGGTAATAATTATCCGTCAGCCTCTTCTGCTCCACTGCCGCCACAGCAACAGCAGCAGCAGCAACAGCAGAATATCCCAATGAGCAATAGTTATAGCAGCGGGGGCGATAGCAGTTCAGGACTATTTGGTATGGTTAGCAGCTTGTTCAGCACATTGAATTCGCCTGTTTCTAGTATGTCGATGCCATCGATGCAATCAGCGTCTAATAATGTAAATATGAGACAATCGCCAAATATTACTGAGTTAAGACATAAGCCCTCTGCTGATATTGAAAACATTATCAATAATGTCCATAATAACATATCAATGGATCATAATGATAATAATATCGAAACATTGTCTGTTAGCGATGAAGAAATAACATCTATAATCGAAGATACTGCAGATATCAAAATATTAAGAGGCGTAGGGCGACCACGTAAAAACACGCGAACATTAAATATATAAATATATACTACTACATAATAGTAATTACATTAGTGTTATTGAGATGTTTGCGTATTTTAGTAAAATGAATAATAGAGGCATCGTATCCTTATTATTATTGAATAACTATGACCGCAATAATAGCGAAGACCGCGAAGACGGCGACAAATACTTATTTAATAATTATACTATTGCTAGGTGGGCTAAAGAATATAATGTTATGATTATGCATCCTTATAACATAGTTGTTAGAGAGGATATCCCACCGCTTTTCTCTTATAGTTAAATTTAGCACTTTTTACTATTTTCAAGTATTTGCCATTATATTTACCAATCTTCTTAGCCTTTTTTACCATCCTTTTATAGCCACCTTCCGAAGATACCGAAGATTGTAATAGTGATGTAAGAGCTTCTGGTATTTCAAGTGTCCTTTTTGTAATCGACCTTTTACCATTGCTATTGATAATGGGATATGTGCGAGGTTTTGGTTTATTTTTTTCACTATCAAGATATATTTTTATAATTTTTTTGAAAATACTAAAGACTTTGCGAGGGTTTTTATTATAGTTAGCGTGTAATGATTTAAAAGTTTTTAATTCAGCAACAAGATTTTCAGGACATCCTATAAACCAACATAAATTCAAAGCAAAATCAATGCGTGATGCTATTTTGTCAAAAAATTCTTTCATTGTAGTATAATTAATAGAAATCCCTAAAGAAACTGCGCGTATAGTGAACGTGGACTGCCCGTCCTTACTTATATTCGTAGTAAATGAAAGATCTTTTTTAAGCGTCTTTTTATTATTAGGGTCGTAAAAATTATCAGCAACTGCCTCTAAAATGGCGTTTAGGCTACTGATATTAGGTTCCTTCTGTTCCTTCAGTTCCTCATTACCTTGCAATTCTTTAGATAATACCTTCTCTTGTATCCCTTCATTTTTAGGTTCTTCAAGTATTTCTCTTGTTTGCTCTGTAATTCCTATTACATTATGTAGTTCTATTGTAATATTTTTGAATACATCACCAAACAATGTAAGTATATCATTATTGCTCGCATTATCTTCGCTTGTAACAACTACGTCTTCTATAGCAGTTTCTTCAACAATTTTAATCATATCATTTTGTAAATTGTCTAATTTTTTTTCTTCTAAATCATTTAACTTTTTTAATATTTTTGAACTGCTAGGTGTAGAGGATGATGAGCGATTAATAAATGTTTTAACACTGCGAATTGCCTTACTAATCTTATCCTTTATTTGCGCTTTTATTTTAGTTTTTTCGGATGTTTTATTTAGTCGCGACGGCGTATATTGCACATTGTATGACGATGGTCTTTTATCTACTACATCTTCATTAGATTTTGCTACTTTAGGGACTTTCGCGGCGGCTGCTGCTTCAGCTGCTGCTTTAGGGAGTTTAGCGGCTGCTGCGTAGGGCATATTATCTTTATCCTTATTCTACATTATTATAAATATAATATTAAAATGTAGAATAAGGATAAAAAAATGATGACATAATATAAATAATATATATAATAACAATGTTGAAATTATTGAAGATTATATTTGCAAAGTTAAAAGAGGCTGAGTTGCTATCGAAGGAAGAACTTATACTCCGCTATAAGTTTGAAAAGAATATGCGAAAACTATTTGCCAAAAAACATAAAAATATAAAACATACATAAAATACATTACTTTACACACGTCCCTGCCATCTCTTCGTAGGACTTCGTCGGACGTTGTCATATGCCATATATCCTGCATCCCCTGCTTTCTACTTTTTCCCATTTATTACCAGTCCATCCTTCAATCATTTCATCCTTATAATCACTGATAAGTTCGCTGCACGCATACATAAGGAATTCTCTCGTATCAATCTTGTTAAGATTTGTAGTATATGAAATCTCCTTGTCTTTGCAATAGGTCTTGATATACTTCAAGAAATGCTCTTTTTCCATACTCCTAATTAACTTGTATACCACATTCTCATTAGGCAACTCGGTTTTATCATACATAATCCTGTTTGTGATATTATCACCTAAATTATAGGTGTCTTCGTGCTTTTCGAGGTCAAGTTGGCGAATTCCCTGATACCTCTCCAAGTTTGAAAGATAATTACATAGGATACGTGTGGAATAGTAATAAATATCATAATCGCCATAAATTTTCTCGTGCACAACGCGCCCGTTGCTGTAGTTATAAGGGAACTTAAACATTGCTTGGTAGTCGCAAGGGTCTTCTAGTGTAGCTTGGTGGTCTTCTAGTTGTTTTGGTTGTCGCTTCGGTATTTGTTTGTCCTTAGACATTATTAAAGTATCTTCAAATCAATTTTTTTATTTATTTCAAAAAATTATTACAAATTTATTCTAATATATTAAAAAAATGATTTAATTTATACTAATACGTATCTCATATACATTCATATACACTCATATACATTCATATACATTCATATACATATGAACATTATCAAAACATTCTCTAATTTATTCGCATCATCCTCAGCATCCTCAGCATCTTATGAGGATGCGAAGGACGCGGAAGAACATCAAATAGTAGCAACAGATATCGAGGATATACATCGGGATGTCCATAAGGAGATGGGATATAAAGAGAATACCCAATTTAACTCTTTAATAGAAAGTATCGCAGAGGAGTTTACAATGGATATTGAAAGGTTTAAAACTACTAGCGATATTGATAGGTTCAAAAAGAATATTCAAAAAAAATACAAGTATACTATTTCAAATGCCGAGTTTATCAAGATATACAAGCATCTTAATCTAGATAACCAGCAGCTGCGCAATCTTATAACAAAGAAGAAGTGCAAGTCAAATTCAGGTGTTCTCGTGATAACGCTTTTAACCTCTGCGCACCCTGAATATATCGACGAAGAAGGCAATGTTAAAACTGCTCGTTTTTCTTGCAAACACGATTGTGCCTATTGTCCAAATGAACCAGCGCACGAAGGGAATAATTGGGTAGCGCAACCTAGAAGTTATTTATACTCGGAACCTGCGGTATTACGAGCGAACGCCAATGATTTCGACGCTATAAAACAAATGAACTCGCGTATATCTACACTTATCAATATGGGGCACATTCCTGATAAATTAGAGATTATTGTGTTAGGAGGGACGTGGTGCGAATATCCTCGCAATTATCAAGACCGCTTCATAACTGAAATATATTATGCTGCAAATATTTATTTTGATAGAGACCCTAAGCGTCCTAAGAAAACGCTAGAAGAGGAGATAGAAATCAATGAAACATCTATAATTCATATTATTGGGCTAACTTTAGAAACGCGACCTGATACTATAAATATCGAGGAAATCGCTAACTTTCGCCGATATAATTGCACGCGAATACAATTAGGTGTTCAGCATACAAACAACAAGGTATTGCAAAAAATAAACAGAGGGCATACAATAGAATGCGCATATGATGCAATAAAACTTCTGAAAAACAATTGCTACAAGGTTGATATACATATAATGCCTAATCTTCCGGGTTCGTCTTATGATATTGATAAAATAATGCTAGAAGAGGTCTTGTATGACCAGCGAATACAAGTTGACCAGTATAAAATATATCCGACCGCCATAGTTCCTTTCACGCGAATTAAGAGATGGTTTGACGAAGGCACGTATATACCATATGATGATATGCTATTATATGAACTTATTAAGGAATTTAAGAAGAAAGTTCAAAAATACAAGCGACTTAATCGTATTATTCGCGATATACCAGGACACTATATAGAAGGAGGGTATTCCACAAAATTTGTAAATATGCGGCAACTACTTCAAGATGATATGCGAACAAATAATTGGGGATGTAAATGTATAAGATGCCGCGAGATTAAAGGGAACATCCTATCATCACTCGATAATATCAAGTTAAATATAGAGATATATAGAGCATCCGATTGCAATGAATATCATATTAGTTTTGATACTGATTGCAATAAAAATTATTTAATAGGATTTCTACGGCTCCGCCTAAGCGGCTTGAGCAGCGTGAGCAGCGTAAGCGGAGAAGAAGACAATAATTTACAAGTATTACCTAGCATCAAAGGATGTGCTCTTATAAGAGAATTGCACGTATATTCGAATTTGAATAGCGTCGGGGATAACATAGAAGGTTCTCTGCAACATAAAGGGTTTGGAAAGCAACTAGTTGCGAAGGCTGAAGAAATAGCAGCAAATAATGGATATAGAAGGATTGCTATAATTAGCGGGACAGGCGTTAGAGGATACTATAGAAAACTAGGATATGAATTGATTGACACATATATGATTAAGGATATATGAGATATTATTTATATTATTTATATTTATTTGTGTGTATAGCAAGATACCTGCTATTATCTGTGGTTCTATATGACCCTTCCAAATCTTTATGCCAGTAATCGCAATGTATTAAATTAATTTTGTGAGGAAGTAATATTAATGGATATGCGAGGTCATCAATAGTATATGGATATGAATTGGATTTCTCATCATAATGATATATATCATAATTAATATTTTCCATATGCTCTATTAATATTTTACAAGACTTGTTTGAAAAATAGATTAGCGGACCTTTTAAAAATACAGGGGTATATGGCATTTTTGAATATTTTTGAATATCAACGCCTTTCAAATTATGCAAGGGATTATCAAATTCTTCTGGATGGTCTTTGTAATAATAGACAAGATGCAAGGATGTCTCTGATTTGCTAGGTTCATATTTATATGGTTCATTTATAACAGATAAACCTTTAAATGAACTACCTAAAAAATCAATATCAGTTTCAATACAATTCATTTCATTTTTTCCATTTATTTTAATTTTATATTTAGGCGATACTAAGAATGCCTTTAATCGCGTTTCATTGAATACTAGGTCATCATTAGACCGCAATACACCTTCTTTAATATCAAAGATTTCATATAGATATTTTAGCGATAGCACTATTTTTTTAAATAAATGTAGATAACTATCCTCACATTTAATCGTCATCAAGTTCCCTTCAAGTTTATAGTTGCAATCTAAAAATAGGTCGCCAATCACATAGATTACTTTCCAGTTCCCATAATCGTCTTTTAGATTAAATTCTTTTAATCTTGTATTTAAAAACTTTTGGCAACTTGTCACAAGGATAATACCATCGACCTTAATCATATCAATGTTATTATTTTAATTCTAAATAATCTTTATATATATACCTTATTTATCCTTATTTATCCTTGATATCCTTATTTATTCATATTGGTATGAACTGCCATAACCGCTTCGTGATAATGGTAATCATTGTATAGTCTCGCGCAATGTATAAAACTAATCTTGTTATAATATAAAATATATGCTACACCGCAATCTTCGATAGTGTATGGATATGAACTGCTATATTCATCATAATGAAATATATTGAAATTAATATTGCTCATATGATTTATTAAGATATTGCAAGATTTGTTCGAGATATAATACAATACGCCACTAGGTATTATAGGGAGACGCGGGCGCTTGATATACTTTGATAAATCAACTCCTTTAAGATTATGCAATGGATTATCAAAATCTTCTTGGTGGTCATTATAATATTGAAGCATATAAGTATCCTCAACTGCGGTTTTTATATCATCATCTGAGATTTCGTGTGAAAGCAAACTCTTATTTACGTGCGACTTACCTAAAAAATCGAGTTCAATCAATGTATTCGTATTTCCATTACTAACCTCGCATATTTTAGGATTTTCTAAGAAGCATTGCAATATACCTTCGTTAAATACCAAGTCATCGCCTGACCGCAATACACCTTCTTTAATATCAAAGATTTCATATAGATATTTTAGCGATAGCGCTAATTTTTTTAATAAATGCAGATAGCTGTCTTCGCATTTAATCTTCATCAAGTTCCCTTCGAGTTTATAGTCGCTATCTAAAAATAAATCGCCAATCACATAGATTACTTTCCAGTTCCCATAATCGTCTTTTGGAAGTTTGTATTGCACTAAACGCGTATCCCGATGCTTATGGCAACTTAATACAAGAATTATACCATCAACCTTAATCATATCTTTGTTATTTACATTCTTTATATCCTTTATATCTTTTTTGGTTTTTTGTTCTTCGCCAATAACTCTTTTAATCCTCCAATAAACTTACCATTCTTAAATATCATAGGGAAATAAAAATATGGTATTATTGTATATTGCTTAATAAATTTAAAGAAATTATCGCGTTCTCTACACGTTTTAAGGAATTTATCACAATTTATATTAATACATTTGGAGGCAGCTGACATCACCTTAATATGTTCCTTTGCCATAACACAATATTTGCATTTAGTTATACTATAGATTGTATAATTGGTCTTTGATGGGGTTTTATATTTTACACCATCCATATTTAATATTATCTACTATATTAGTAGATAAATACCAAAGATATGTCTGCACCGAGAAGAAGAAGTGCGCGATTACTTGCTAAAGATGAGTTTGACTTACCTGTTGATCTATCTGAAGAAGCATTAAAAGAAGAAGCAAAGATTAAGAGCGACCTGTTAAAATTTCCTATAGATGATGAAGACTGGGTAGTTTTTTTTTGCGAATATTTTGAATATATAGAAAAAAACATTGGCGTTTGTTTATCAAAAATACCTGCTCTTCGTAATGTAACTATGGGTGATTTAAACAAGGCTGGTATAGAAGGAGGCGGTTTTGATATAGAATTCGACATTTATGGTAATACGAATTATAATATTGGGTTATACTATTCATTATTTTCGCAATTTAGAGATGGGACAAATAAAATACTTAGTTGCGATAAAATTAATTTACTATTATCATATGTTGGCAAAGCAGTATTGCGAATGGCTGATGAATATAATAAAACGTCTGCGAATGAGTTGATAGCCTTTTTAAGGAAAATTGTGGTTATAATAGAATTATCTGTATTCAAAGAAGTATTTTTACATTATATGACTGGCGACAGCACAGGACATAAGCATAGCATAGATTTCAACTATCATAACAAGACAACGCACGGGTGGTATATTGGTATATGGTTAAGAAAGCAAGAGTATTTAGGGATAGTGACAAGTAGTGGTAAAAAATCTAGGATAAAATACGATAATGGTCTTCGATTATTTGTTAGAAATTTTCTCAATAGAGTAATCACATATATGAGAAAATATACTTCTAATTATCCATTAAAACACGAAAAACCTTACAATTATAGCGATGATATTAGAAAGGTTTTAAAATATCCTCTGCCGTATAATGGTGAATACCAATTTAATACGCCTATTCATTATTATTATATAAGCCGCAAGGATTGGGATTGTATACCAAACTTCTTATTACCTGAAGAAGCGAGATGGGTATCTTTTGCTAAGAATTTCAAGCATCCTAGCCTGTGGAAAAACCCGCCTCCTCAATGGTGGATTAAGAGAATAGAAGATAAGAAAGGTTTATTAAATGGGTATGCTTGGTGGAAAAGTGGAACTGATGAAGAAGAACGCAATCAAAAAGAATTAGTAGGCACTAAAAATCTCGCAAAATGGTTAGCGATAAATGGAACTTTAGAAGAACAATATGATGTCCACGCAGGATTATGGGATGCAGATAATGAAGACTTTGAAGAAGCAGGGATGAAATTTGGAGGTATGTCTAAAAATCCAAAAAAGAAAACTAAGAAAACATTTAAAATAATACCTGATAAGGATATTACGCTAGATCCAAAAATAAACAAGGAATTAAAATATAGATTAATGTTATATTTTAAATATAATGCTGATAATTGCACTAATACAAATGCTAAACCTGATTTAATAGATAACATATATACAAATAAATTAAATAGTTCATTAATATTAGATGATTTTTCTGCTATGGATTTGCCGAAAAGGAAGGTTGCTAAAGCAGCGAAAGCAGCGACATATATACCTAAGTTAGTGCCTTCTTCAAAAATGCGGGCGGCTACAAGGTAATAATATTTATTTGTTCTTCTTATTTCTCCATTCTTCACCAATTTTCTTCATAATTTCAGGTGCCTTAAGATTAGGATGCTTTTTGCAAAGTTCCTTATACATCTTCTTTACAAACTTATTATAGGGGGTTAGTTTGCGCTTTTTAGCACCGCCCTCTTGAACACTCATTCCACAACTACCAGCCATATAGTATCTTCTTCTATATATATGTTATAAAAAAATAATTGTTGTTAAAGAGGATTAGGTTTTTATTAAATATCCAAAGGCATCTCTAAAAAACTTAAAGTATTGTATTTAACAACTCCAGCATTTGCATTGGTATTGGTATCGTGTAGTCTTATATAAGCGACCGCTTGCAAACACGCATCGCATAAATCGTCCTTCTTCTTATTATTATCAAATATTTCACAGAGAGCAGCATCATCCTTTATATAGTTTTTACATATCTCTATGCTGGTTTGCTTATTCATCTTATATTTATCCTGACGAAATCCTTTAGAGTTCTTGGTTTTTTGCGTAGTAGAAGCAGCAGCAGCTGCCGCGTCCATCTTAATTTGTATGTCGGGTTTATAGTCGTGTGTTTTCGTTTTCAGGGATGCATTAACAAGCACCACGTTATCTATAATTTTATCCCAATATTTTAGGAGGCTGAAATAGCAATATATTATATATTGAATGGTTTTCATTATACCATTAAGATTTGATGGCTGGTTCTCAATCAATACATAATCTATTTCTTCAATACCCTTCTCTTTCAATTCGCCTATTATATTATCGAGTTCCATATATATTCTCTCAGATATATCATCAATCCCTTTAATATCCTTCTTTTTATCTGCTAATGATATTATACGCCAGTCTAATATATGTATGTTAGTCGCGGTTTTTTTTAAAATACACAAGGCTAAATTCTTAATACCAATATCAAAACTTATATATATCATTTATATATATTATGTTAAATGTATTATTTATATGCTCGCGATTGCTAGATGCTTTTATGCAACATACTAATAGCCCTCTTATTAAACGAGGTGATATTATGGTGTTTAATCAATGTTGTTAGGTTTAGCCAGAAAGTATCATTTTCAAACTTTTTATTATATTTATTAATCTTTTTGTATTTTCTATACAACCATTTATGTAATTTTTCCAAGATGATGGTATTTGCAGGATTATTTTTGATATACATCTTTTTATTTGAGATTAGTCGAGATACAAAATGCTTTAGTTCAGATATGCTAGTATATTCTTGAGGGATGCTCTCCCATAAATTATGAAACTTCAAATAATCATAGGTAGGGCATAGAAGCAGATGGTCAGTATAATCTACAAATGTAGGGTTATTATCGATAATCATTATATTATTAACGATTGAATGCGTCTTAGGCATTTTAATAGCCTTTAACAATAGAGGTAATATTTTCACTACAGATTTCTTGATATTACCATAATTATCTTTAAAGCAATTATCCCTCGTAAATATAGGTCGATTGAACTTTATATTATTTTGTTTTTCTATTATTAATATCTCTTTATACGCCCACGTTTTATCAGAAGCCGTGTAAATAAAGAAGAAACTATTTGGGAATACCTTCTTCATCTCGGTCATAAATGTAGTAAAGTGGGGTCTTAGCAGTTTAGATTGCAAATTATAGCAATTGTCTAGCATCTTATCGCACAATGTTTTATATTTAACAAGATTACCTAATTGGATATTGCCGTTTTTTAATATTATGTTTTTTCTAATAATTTCTTGTATATTATAAATATCGCATTGATAACTACAATCGCCTATTATAGTCCCATCTAAATCCAAGAGAAATATATATGGATCATTATTACTCATTATATAATACTTATAATACTATAATAATTATATATAATTATATATTTTTTATATTTTATTTATAGTAATACCGCATATATTGGAATGGATAGTGAAGGTTATCTTGAAGCAGCACTTAAATATGCTGCTATGCAGAGGACTATTAGCAGGAATGGCTTGCGTGTTCGTCCGCAAATGAAAGGACGACCTATACCGCATTATCAAAATCCAATATATAATCCTAGAAATAACAAAATAAATTTTCAAGTTCAGCATCGCCCCGCTATTATACATCCTCGCAATATGATGTATGCTAATGTTCACAGAGTTCATTACCAACCGCAAAAGCCGCATATGCGAACGCAAGATACTGCTAGATTTTGCAATAGTCTTGGATATGTTTTACCAGCACCAAAATTACTTACAAGGGATGCTAAAATCGCTTCTAATAATAAGCAACATCTAGAAGTCGTCAAAGAAAAATCAAGAACATCGCCCAAAGTATCTTCTAAAAGAAATTCAAAAACCAATAATACGCCGCCGCGTAATACACCAAAAGTTCTACAAGGAACAACAAGAGTTATGCGGCTTTCACGTTCGACTAATAGGCGTTCAATTGCATAACTCAGTATTATCTTGCAATCTTATTTTATTTTTTTCATATAATAATTCTTTCCTTTTATCAATATACTCAGCCATACAAGTAAAGCCATATAATATCATCTCATTCACTTGTTCATCCGTCAATTCAATACGCACCCCTTTTCTATTTACTATAACATTCATAGCATTCTGTATTGTTATATTTTCAGGCATAAAATAATATTCTTTATCCCCTGAATTTATTTCATTAAGGGTCACCTGACTAATTCGCAATATATCAAACATCTTGCATATTTGTCTTATTATGAAAAAAATATTCATCTTGTCTTTCGTAGGAACGTAGCCTTCCCTTTCTTTATATATTACCATCCCAATAATATTCTCTTTCGAAACGTGTGAAAATATTTTAATAGGAAAATTATTAGAAAACGCACCATCATAATAATATTCGCCATCAATTGCAACGGGGTTAAATATTAAAGGAATAGCCATTGATGCTTCACAAGCAGTGAATATTGATACGTCTGGCGTATCCTCAATAGAAAAAATACGATTTTCGCACCTATTTATATTTGTCGTCGAAAAATATAGATTAACTCCGAACCTTTTAGAAGCCTCTTTAAAAGTTATATCTTCTATATCGGGATATTTGACGCGCAATACTTTTCTTAAATGTTCCATAAAATGCGATATAGAGCATAAGCCTAAATTAGAAACAATCTTATAATAATTCTTTGTGGGTATGTTGCATAGATTAGTATCGCCTGCAGACGTATAAATAACCCTCTCTGCTTCTTCTATTGTTAGCTTGAATGTAATGAATAGGGCTACAAACGACCCTATAGAATTTGCTGCAATATGCGTAATATTCTTATGCATATTCTCTAAGTATAAATATCTCAGAGCGCCTACAAATAGAACGCCTCGCATACCTCCGCCAGATAAAACAAGATGCGTAATATTCAATTTATCCATAAATACTTTATCGAATACAAAGATACTATATTTTGTTTATATAATATCTTTATATATTCGAATTATACTCACATATATCGATATTATAATAGATTAGCGCCTCTTTCGCAGCATTATTCTCGGCTTCCTTCTTATTATTCCCCGTAGATGTCGCGATGATGGCATTATTGCGATCCTTTATGCAATAAGTGAAAATGCGGATATTATCTTTAATCAATATCTTTACTTCGTAAAACTTAGGTATATCTTGAAGGTTATGCGTCATATAGGAGACGAGCATATCCTTGTAATTATTCTTTATTCTTATTAACTCGCAGAAGTCAATATAATTCTCAATGATATAAATGATAAAACTTTCGACAATGAAATATCCTGCGCCAGTGAAAGGGGATATATTAATGCTATTTGGAAGCATCACCTTATCGCTCTCAGTTTGAAAGTCGAGAAATAGCGCACCTATGAATGCTTCAAATATATCTTCCATAATTTTAAAATTATTTCTGCCGCCCGACTCTTCTACTTGCTTGGATATTATAGCAAACTTAGGGAAACCTATTTTGTCTGATAGATATCCTAGCATCCGTCCATTCACTATTTTTGTTCTAATTTTCGACAAGAAGCCTTCATTCTGGTCTGGAAACCTGCTATATAAATAGTTGGCGACTATCATACCTATTAAGGCATCACCAAGAAATTCTAGGCGTTCGTAAGACATATCTTGAAGCGGCAAGCAATCGCTGGGGCAATTGATATTACTTTTGTCAAAGTCGATGTTCTTCATCGTGCAATATGATTTATGAACAAACGCAACGCGATATAAATCGATGTTTTTGAATTGAATATTCGACAATCCATTTTTATTAAAAATTTCAGTTAAATCGTCTATTTGAAGCAGGACATTCTTGTTATTATACGGCTGATTAGTAATTTCGATATCCTTTGTTTTGTTATGTATTCCTTGTATGCGCTTCATTGTATATGATTTATTATATAAATAATATATGTATATTATAATATCATTTTTTTATTATATCATTTTATTATATAAATATTAATTGTTTATTTCTTTTAAATAGAATAAAATAGAATTATATATAGTATAATGGATGATTTTATTATTCAAGGTTCAGAACCAATTCTTAAAGTTGATTCGCTAGGTATTGGAATAACTGCGTTCAGTGATATTGAACAATTGTCATTGTCTGATAAAGAATATTTAGTGGTCGGGGATAGACACGGCACTCCAAATTATAGTAATCAATATGATACAAAATGGAATATGTATGTAAATCACGAAGGCGTTGCTATAAATACTTCTCGCAATGTTTCATCGAATTACCGCGACCCCAATGCATCACTTTATATTAATAGGAATATACAATGCGATGGTATGATTAACGCACACGGCATTCAATTTAGTAATATTAGTATTAGCGGAGTGATTGGCAGCAATACCATAGTAGATTTAATAAAAAACATTAATATTCTCTCGCAATCACAGCCATTTAGAACGGGTATTGCGACATATTTTAATAATATTTATGATTTGCAATACCAAGTTCAGAATATTTATACTCCCAATTATCTAACACTAGGCGGCTTAGTAGATACGAGCTATAACCAGCATCCTCTAAATATTAATTCGACACCAAATAATGATTTTAATAATATTCATTTGGCAATGAGGAATGATACCTATAATGATACTACACGCGAATTATCAAAATTCAGCATAGGCATTATCGGGGGAAGTAATAAATCACCTGCAGTTATTTCGACGACACGAGGAATGCCTTTGGAATTTCACGTTAATAAATCGTCTGCAGAAATGAACTCGCTATATAACAGAAATGCAATTCCTACATATTTAAATGATGCACAGCAACCCGCGATGACGATTGACGAGAATGGCAACGTTTGCATTGGAAGGAACAAAGCCGCCAATGTTATGTATTATAAGAATGTTCTCGAAAATGGCGTAAGCACCAATATACTGCTTACAAAGCAGACTGCTTTTGACGTTAAAGGTGCTTCTAAATTCGACGATATAATTATATATGACAACTACGCCAACGCCTACAAGCACATCGATGACGTATATATTCGCGCGGATGGTGTGGGAATTATTAGACCATCCCAAATAACAGAAGGGATATTTTATGGCAGTAATTATATATTCAATAATATATCTTTGAACAATCGATTAACTACCAAGTATATCACTGCGACTGATATGTTAAATGCAACGAATATAAATGCTGACAATATTCTCATAAATAATAGCGCAACCTTCAATGGTAATATAAGTTTCCAGAATACGAATGAATTATCTATGAATTCCTTGAATATAGAGAATGATTTGCTTATTGGCGGGCTTCGCGTTAGCCCAATAAATATAAAGGATACCGCGCTGGGATATACGACAATAAGTAGCAGCGAAAATGGGTCTAACTATTTCTTCACATATGTTCATAGTAATATTGCAAACTTGGATGCTAATCAGAATATCAGTTTCCCCAATAAAATGAGTTTGGGTCCCAACACTAGCGACGGGATTGCTGGGGTTTTAAATATATACAAAAACAGCAGTTCAAATAATAACTTTGAAATTGTTTTGCAAGAAAGGGTGAATACTAACAAATACGTAGCGAATATTGGGAGGCTGTCGCATTTGGATTTCTATGATAATAGTTTGATAATTAACACAAATAATATTGATGGCAAAAAGCACAATATATATTTTTATCCATCATACGATATATCTAAATTGCAAAATAATGCATATTTTCCAAATCTAATCAATACCCCGCCTATGCTTTCTATTACCAATGAAGGTGTTGGGATAAATAATAAGATACCTCGCCAAGATTTGCATCTGGATATAAATGGCAAAATGTCGGCGACTGAGTATTATGTATCGAAGGACGAAGCGATTGCAAAGATGTCTGGCTTTGTTTATAATACTAAGAATTATTTCAACATATACAATGAGAATACTTTCAAATATTGTATTAATTATGATAATATCAATTCATATTCAGCGAAAATGCAAGGGCTCAATGTAAAATACGGCATCAATTCTGACCAATATTATCAAAATGATAAACTTATCGAAACACTGCAGGTAACAAATAACCCGAATAGTTTTTTTACGAATAAGAATATAGCAATCGGGTGGGGCGGCGAAGATGTTCATTTGCCCCTTCAGATACGTAATACGGCTATTGCCGAGTATAACTATTCGGTTATAAGAATATACAGAGGAGTACGTGGAGGAGGTATCAATAATAACGCAGATTTTAGTGGGTTTGACATATGCGAATATGACAGGGATTTGAATGATGACCGCGATTTGGAGAGATGGTTCATATATAAAAATCACAAGTTCAATGACGTGGATTCGCGCGATATTCGAAGAATTGGTCCATTGCAAGTTGGATATACGGATAAAACGATTGAGCCGACTTCTTATGGGATGTCAATGTATTACAATAGTCTGAATTCAAATTATCATATTGATTTTAACAATCCGAATGTATCTTATGATTTCGCGGATGAAAAGTCGAATATAGCAGTGTCTATCTATGGCGACCTCGACGTATACGGCAATATAAATATTATAGACAATAATAGTAATAACTTTAACTTTCGCCTTAAGAAACTGGAAGATGTTGCTGAATTTGCGAAATATATAGAGGTTAAAACTGCCTCCAATGTTATTTATAGGAACTTAATAGACCACGACGATATCGAGCATTCGGGGCAGAATATTATTTTCAAGCCTATAAAGTCTATGATTGTGGATTCGATAATAAACGATAGCATCCCCTTTGTTATTAAGCAGAATAATGATGCATTGTCCGCTGCCAAATTTATAACATATTCAAGTAATCTTTCGTGTTCGTCAGCGTTAGAGTTGGGTATTTACAGGTATAATAATTTTACTACGGGGTATGATGCGGACAGCAATAATATTAAAAATATGGTGCAGTTCCGTATTGCCAATAAAAATACGAGCAATACTTGTCTTACCTTGAGTTATTATAAAAACGATAGTAATAATACGTTTTATCACCCGTTCGTAGAGTTCAACAATAATTATACAAAAACTTATATGCGGCTCGGACAAGGCAAAAACAAATACAATAGCAATATTAGTTTGCATATCGACGATGATAATATATGCGGTATTCAGATTACCAATATTGATAATCCAGTAAAAATAAACTTGGTGAATATCGCAGGAGATAACAATAAATACAATATATTATCGTCGGGTGGCAATAGTAATAATTACAAATTTACAATCGATGTCGCCGATATTTCAGCATCCAAGCCAGAGCCTGATACTAGCGACCTTGTTAATATATTTACAATAGCCCCTTATACGGCGAATAATAATATGCGGGATGGTGTGCGATACGGGTTTAACGATACATCGCCTAACCAAACAATTTCGGTGAATAGCGAATATGACGAGCAGACTATGAGATTAACTTCGAGATATACGAAGGATTATATTTATACGAAGGTAGCCATTAATACTAACAATTTGCTATTAACTGCGCCGAGAATAACAAATGATTGGGATAACAATAGCAAGCAATATGACGCGGTATTTAATTATAGCATCGCAAATGCGAATACGCCACTAAGCGATATTTATGGGAACGCTATCGAAGGCGGCAATAATAATGCGATAGTTTCTAAAATGCTCAATACGAAGAAGGATGTCTCTTATTTATCAATCCATTCTAATATTAATCTAACATTTCGATTTAATGAAAGTAATTCTAATATTTTTAATAATAATTACAATAGCATCACGTATAATAATAATGTGGTGGTTAATCCGAAATACAAGGTTGCCTTTAATAATGATGTTGCAAATGGAGGCACTGGGTATTTATTTAATATATACCCAGAATTATCAGATACTTCGAATAAGATAATTGGGTTGGACAATACGCAAATAATAAATAAAGAGACATCAAACATTTTTAATTTGACTTTGAATAATAATGTAGTCAGTAGTCATTATGAGTTGTCGTGTATTTTCAACAATATCTATAAAGTTCCATCGTATTTCGCTAATATCACCACATCGAACACTCAGATTACCTCCAATTATGCCAAAGTGGTTAATAGCAACATCATTACATTTACCAACGAAATATATTCATATTTACCGAATATAAATAGCGTTAGCTACAATCGCTTTAAACTATTTGAAAATACCAATGTGATAAGGTTGGATGATATTGGAGCAATGTCAAACGTATATCTGAGAGCAATAACTTCAAATGTTGTGCGTTATAATTATACTCAGGCGTATGAAGGTAAGTTTGCGCTATTTCGAACAAACAATTTCATTATTAATAGTTCAAATATTGTCCCAAATACATTATCTAATAGCAATTATATTATTAATTATAGTTCTAATATAGCATACGCAAATGATGGCGCTAGTTATAACAATATATCTAATGTAGTTGTTATAAGGTCGTCGAATGAGTTAATAGATGGCGCATATAATACGGAGTTATTTTATGCAAACTCTAATATTCAAATCAATGACGAATTTACGATATATGGAGCGTCTTTAAGTAATACTATTTTTATGAATGAATATTACAGAAGATATGTTAGTAATAGCAATATTAATATACAACTAACAAACTATAATCGGGTAAATTTGAAGCCTCAAATAATATTAGCCAACTCAGTCAGGGATGATTTCGTAGATAGGAATAGTTTAATAAACGAGATATATAGTTATGATGGCAATCTGAAATTTAATTACAGGGATAATCAATTTGAACACCCGCAATTACTTATAGACAAAATGGGTAATGTTAAATTTTTTGGCTCAATTAGCACAAGCAATGACCTATATATAAGTGGCAATATATTCAATATAGGTGGCTCAAATATTATTGAAGACCTTGATAGGAAAATATCAAGTCTTGAAACGAAAAATAATGATTTGATATATGCGACGTGCAATATCTTAATTGCGAAAGCCGACTTGAATGATTTGAATGCTAGCAATTATGTGTTGGCTACGAGCAATATCTTAGTGGCGAAAGCAGACTTTAATGATTTGAATGCTAGCAATTATCTGCGGGCAACAAGCAATATCTTAGTTACTAAAGCGGACTTCAATGATTTTAATACTAGCAATTATGTGCGGGCTACAAGTAATATCTTGGTGTCTAGAGCGGGTGTTAATGACTTGAATGCTAGTAATTATGTGCTGGCTACGAGCAATATCTTAGTGGCTAGAGCGAACTTTAATGATTTGAACGTTAGCAATTATGTGCGGGCTACAAGCAATATCTTGGTTGCGAAAGCAGATGTTAATGATTTCAATGCTAGCAATTATGTGCGGGCTACGAGCAATATCTTAGTGTTGAGAGCGGGTGTTAATGACTTGAACGCTAGTAATTATGTGCTGAATACGAGCAATGTTATTTCAAGGAGGATAACTGGATTAACTACCGATATGATTTATGAAGATATTAATGCGAAGAACAAGTTTATTGTTAGCAATACCTATAACAATAATATGCTTGTAAATGGCGACTTGACGATTAGTTCGAATTTGATAGTTCACGGCGCAAGCACTACGTTGGCGACTGAAGTATATACGACTGAGAGGCTTGAAATAAATAATGAGAATAATACTACGAATGCATTTGTTATCGCTCAGAAGGATTTGATTAATGATATAATGCGCGCATCTAACCGAGATAACAATGTATTTACGATTAAAAACAATGGGGACGTTAGTATTCGCGGCAATTTCATAAGGAGTAATAGAGATGTTATTACGGATACGTCCAACTATGTATTGGCGACCAGCAATATTTTGTCTAAAAAGATAGATGATAATGTAGCGGTTATTAACAGCACCATACTACGGAACGACATAAATAGCAGTAATTACGTAGCAAAGACAAATGAAACCCTTAGTATTGCAATAGGAAACATCTCAACTCCTTGGACGGAAACTACGAGCAACATCTATATATTTAATAATGTGTCTATTGGGACGAGCAGCAATATAGATACTTTGACTATAGACGGCGGTATTATTGCGTCGCGTGGTATTGTTAGTTCATTTTCAGACAACCGCTTAAAAAATCATACGTCAAACATAGCAAACCCGATAGATTTAATTAACAAACTAAATGGGTTTCATTATACCCCCAATAATATGGCGCTACAATACGGGTTCCCAAGTGTTCCCGACGTAGGTTTGAGTGCTCAAGAAGTGCAAAGTGTTCTTCCAGAAATAGTTAGAATAGCGCCATTTGATATGATGCTAGACAGCTATAACAATATTATATCGAAAAGTGGAGACAATTACCTAACAATATGCTATGAAAAGCTTGCGCCATTATTTGTGGAATCTATAAAGGCTCTTAAAAAGGAGTTAGATGAAGTGAAGCGAGAACTAGCGGAACTCAGGGATGGTAAAAAGTAGTTTATTAGGGGGGTTGTTATCAGGGTATTGCTGCATTGGTAGGTTTGTATTTTTCAAAGGCTTCTTTGATATCATTGATATTTTTAATAATAATATTAATATTAATGGTGTTATTTTCAAGCTTTAGTGTTTCTTTAAACACTTCGTGTAAGCTTGTATATATTATATAAAACTCATATTTAAATACTTCCTCAAACTTATTATTTAATTGACTATCTTCATTATTGAGGACATGTAATTTTTTATTATATATTCCCTTAAAAACCCTATAACCATTAATTGTGCATATAATATCATTTTTATTTATAAGTGCTACATCATAGAACTTTAATTTTTCAAAAGGGAGAGGGGCAATACTATTACTATTAGTTCGTATTTCAAGCAACCTAATTATTTTTTCTAATTGTTCAATTATATTTTGCTTTTGTTTTAATATATCTGTTTTGATAGTAGCATCTTCAGGTGTAGCGGGGTCAATTAAATATTTATTTATTTTTTTATACAATGTCTTATCCAATTCTATACACATCTTTTTAATATTATTAGAATTGGTTAAGATATATGTGGTCATCTTCTGAAAGTTTTCATTTCTTTTTATATCTTCTATATTTTTTTCACTAAGGTCGCTATAACCAGTATCATCTTCTTCCTTTCCAGTATCATCTTCTTCCTTTCCAGTATCATCTTCTTCTTTTTCAGTATCATCATCTTTTTTATTTTTATAAAAATCATAGGTTTCTAGAAAATTTATTAAGAATTGGTCTATTCTATCAGCATCAATCATATCACATATGTATAGGATTTCATCAAGTTTGCTTGTAAATTTATTCATATCCTCTTTATATACTCTATATTCTTGCACATTTTCAATAGTATCAGTAAGAGAAGCAGGATGAACAGGAGCAGCAGGAACAGCTGCAGCCATTACTATATATTAGTAAATCTCTTATTATATTACTAAATATAATAAAATTATATAAAACTTATTGACTTATAAACAAGTATAATAATAATGAGTTCTTCGAAAAAAGTATCTGGGAAAAAGGTCAAGGAGTGTTTGCTAGTAGCTTTTGAAGACGACACTGAATATACTTTGGATGAAACTAAGAAGATTGCAGTGAATGCTTTCAAAGATGCATTGAAGTTAGGGCAACCTAAAAAACGTGCAGTAAAGCTCGATAGCGATGGAGTAGTTATTAAAAAACTGCCTAGCAAATACAACCTTTTCATCAAAGACGAGATAGCTCGATTAATCGCGGAGTTCCCTGATAAAGATAGAAAGGAACTTATGAAACAGGCTGCAAATAACTGGAATGAAAGCAAAGTTATCCCCGTAGTTGCTGATAGCGCATAGGAATTATTTGTTTTAGTTAATTTTTTTATATATGTAATATAAATATATCACATATATTGTAGAATGGCAACAATAAATAAATTAGCACATAGAAGGTCTTTTACTATAAGTAAACTATATAGTAAATATAATGAAATTAAAGAATACCACGTTTATAATTTGCTAGAATTTTTGTATAAAGACAAGGATGATTGGTTTAATCCAATCACTAAAAAATTTGTAAATAGGAATAGTGATATTATTATTAGTTTTTTATCAAAAGGTTATTATGTATTTGGTGATAAGGAAATTATACTAAACGGGGTGAAACTGCCATACAAAGAGCATATTGAAAGATTTATAGATAATAGATTGCTTATTGATGTTCGTCATCTTAAAAGAAGCCCTACTGCGCCTCCAAAGAGGGCATCTCCAAACTCGCCGCCGGGTGCTGGAATGAATTTGCCGAGAAGCAATTCGCCTCAGAGAAGCAATTCGCCTCCAAAAATAGGTAGAACACCTGCGCCAGCCGCTCCAAAGAAAGCATCTCCATCCTCTCCTATGGGTGCTGCAACGAATAAGCCAAAATTCCCACCAGCAGCGACACCAGCAGCAGCAGCGGCAGCAGCGGCAGCAGCACCAGCGACACCAGCGGCAGCAGCAGCAGCGGCTTTTCCTGCACAACTGAAGATGACACCAGCAGCGCCTTCAAGAAAACCAATTCGGTTTAGTGCAAAATCTAAAGGGCACGATAAAAACTCTGAAAGGCTAACTGAAGGATTGTGTCTTCGATTTGTAAAGGATATTAATAATAAGATACAAAGCACCAAGACATCAGCTGAATTAAAGAAATTAAAGTTTGCAAACCCAATTACAGGAAACCTTATTGGTATAGAAAGCCCAATCCTTCGCAGTTTTTTGTCCAAATGTTATAAATCATTTGATAAAAAGGAGATTAAGGACATTATTGAGGAATTAATAAATGTCAGCGATTTAATTGAGGATGATAATGTTGCTACATTGACCCCCAAAGTAGATGCGATAACATTGAAAATAAATGAAGCAATCGATAATGCAATAAATGATTTTTATAAATGCTGTGATAAATTAGAAGCCAATTGTAATGCTAATGGAATACTTACTGCGCATCAACTTATAGCCAATGTTGTTAATTCTATTATGACTATTATACATATCAGATACATGCATCTCTCGTATTTATATAAAAAGCTTGCTATAAAAGATAAGCAACCATTGCAAATATATATGCACGATAAAGAATTCGATGAATATTTTGCAAATACTTTATCACCGAAGGATATTTTTATAAATTATTATAAAAATAATCGAATAATATATCAGAAAAATAATTTAGAAATATCAAATGTTATTACAGACCTCAATCCTAAAAATACGGAGGCATATGAAATAAACAACCTCTTCAATCGTCAATATGTATTCGAATACAACGTTGGTATAGGGATATTTAAAAATACTTTAAATTATAATAAGAACAATCAAACAATTTTACCTGATACCAAATATCCCGCATCGTTGGATGCAGCAATCAAAACCTTTTTATTTGAAAAAAAAACCTTACCAATTAAACCTTATGATTACAATATAACAAATAGTGCATTGCCTAAATATGTATATGCAAATGATAATAATGAAATATCAAAATATTTCAAGGATATTATAGATTTGGTCAATGTTCGACTAAAAACCTTACCAGATGTAAAAGGGTTCGCCAAAGAGATAACGTTTAAGGAGGATTATTATGATAATATAATAGGGCGAATGATGCAATTATCCTTTGGTAATAATGAGACTGGGTACGGGAAAATCAATATGATACGCAAGAACATATTGTATTCTCTTAACGCGCAAACTGCCGCATATATGATGAACCATAGTCCCAACTCATATAAAAATCTTTTCTATTATAGCGAATTTTCAGGAACATTCCCGCTTTTCACTTGGATACCTTTAAAGCACAATGAACCTGATACAATCTATAATTATGCCAATGCGGTTAAATGGCAGCCATTAGAAATTAACCCGATGGAAGTTAATCTGATTGATAGATATTATAAAAATAATGGGATACCGCCTTGGAGTAGATGGCTAAATGAAACAATTTACAAGGTTATTACGAACGGATATGTTTCTATAAACTCGCTTGTGTTCCCGCAAAGAATACAAGATATGAAAGTTAGAGTAGAGAATACAATTGGAATTTACAAAGATAAAACAAGAGACCCTGAGTATTATAATAATAAAATATACTTATATCACGGGACAAAGACGAGGCTGCACAATATAGCAAATACATATGACGAAGATATAGAAATACTGGGCTTTTTATCCACGAGTTTAAATATGTATACTTCGTCGTATTATGCAGGGACTGCTGATAGTGCCATAGGGCTCATTTATATAATCGAGGTTGATGAAACGCAAACGTATATAAACTTAAACGACCAACTGCTTCAATTCTTACTTTTGCCTAATTCAAGAATTAGAGTTATTTATGAGTTTAATTATGGCGAAATACGCGTGGTTATATGTCGTTTGATTAGAACACCATCAATAGAGACGAATAATAAATTATATCGCAAATTATTAGAAGAACAACCGCTAGATAATGCTAATAAATATATTAATTATAGAATAAAAAATAACAATAATGCGGTGCCTGTATGTGCGTTTATGTTAAGTAAATTTTGGAGAAAACTTCCAGAACAAGGCAGCCGCAATTTAGAGGTATTTAGTATCCGACGCGATAAGTTAAATAATAAGGAAATAAATAACATCACTATGTCTAAAAAATCATTAGGAGGGAGATATTTATATTTCAGTCTCGGTCAAGAGTATGAATTATATGTAGATAGAGGGTTGCCTTTAATAGCAGGGAGTTTCGAGGATATAAAATATAGCATTCATCAGCATTTTATTAAGGATTGCTATAAAGCGATGGGCATACCTTGCTTAGACTACATATTTATACATTCGGCTTTCGTTGATAACGCAATAACAACAGGGATATTATTAGATGATTACGCAAAAAACCGAACATACCAATATAAATACAATGTTAATAATTTCCTTATAGATTGTATATTCAAGTTTAATAGTATTCCAAATGAAAACAAGGAACTTCTTATACTAGACGATGTGCTAAAGGGACGTAAATACGTAGACAAGATAGAGGGATTTAGGGATGCTTGTATGTATTGCAATGGTGTTATTAACCCGTTGTTTAACAAGGACGCAAGTGTAGGGGAACATATTCAGTATATGAGAAACTGGAAGCATTTATTTGCCAAGTATGAAAGTGCGAGCGATGATGATTTAATGAAGCATTTTAAATGGTGCAATAGTAGAATAGATGCATTAATAGTAATCATCAAAGCGACAAAGGCTCATTATTTGAATTTTGTATATGAAACATTAAATGGGAAAATAAAAGATAAATACCTCGATAAGAAAGGGGTGATCGACGTAGCATCTAGAGAAGCATTAGAATTAAATGATATGATTGAAACACTATCATCCACGTTATTAAAAAGAGCTTCGTATTATAAAAAGAGCACAAGTAATATGGCTACTAAACATTTTATAGAACTAATTAGAGTGGTATTAAGCGATAGTTATCATAATACGCATAATTCGAAGTTATACAAAAACCCCGCCCTTGATGAACTAATTCTTGAAGAAAAAGAAAAAAATGATGCAGTTGTAGGAGGTATTCTAAGTATAAAGGATATGAATAAACAAGAAGCGCCGCGTATTAAGTCGGATAGTAGTAGTAAGGAAATTGACCATCAAAATATATATGAGGCATTTAAGAACATTCCCATAGATAGTTCTAAAGATATGCGGAAATTCAAGGATATGCCTAAGTCATTTCAAGAATATTACAAGGGGGCTATCCTTGATAAGGATGGGTGTTTTGACATTAGCGACCATTGTTATTGTAGACCTGTGAAGAGGGAATGAGGGAGTGGAGGTAGAAGATTGTTGTATTAGTTTCTTTTTTTATTAAGGTATTCGATATTTGTATATTTTAATATTTATATTTAATAAAGTGTAGTATTGTTAATGGTAAATATGATACAACCTACTAAAGCACTAACTCCTAAGTTATCTCATCTTTATCGTAAATATGATGAAATTACATTAGACCATTGCAAATCGCTTCTAGTGCATTTATATGAAGGTAAAGTAGGTTCTTGGGTTAATCCAATTACAGGTAATACCATTAATAATGGTAGTTATATTACTATTAGTTTTTTATCTAAATGCTATTACGTGTGGGGTAATAAAAGTGCAACAATAAACTCTAAAAAACTAAAATATAAAAAGCATATTGAAAAATTTATAGCAAAGGAATATTTATTTGATATTCCCTTGTATATGCAGCATATACGCGGTGGTATTGGAAGTCCTGTTGGAAGTCCTAATACTATATATCCTTCTCCGCCTCCGTCTAAATCTCCTCCACCTAGTTATGATGAAGGAATAAACACAAAATCAAAACTTGAATTTACGCCAGAAAACAAAGATGTGGCTGAAACAATGAATACATCATTTAATATGACCAAAGAAAATTGCGAAACCCTTTTAAATAATATTAGGAAGGCATTGGGTAGTAATGATGGAATAATTACCGATCCATTAGATAATACAAAAACTATTAATATTAGAAGTCCAAAACTTTTACTTTATTTATCAAAATGTTATTATACCTCTGATAACACAATTAAGCAAGAGGTAAAAGAAATAGTTGATTTTAATGTTTTGATTAATTTAGATTTAACAGATGAAAAAAGACTAGCAATTCCAATAATTGATGGAAAACTCAATGAGTATATAGAATTGTTTAATACATTTTGCAAAGAATTAAAAGATAATTGCGATGCTAATGGAATACTCAAAGACCATAAATATATATCAAATATCGTTAATGCAATCCTTGTTATTATATGTACTAAATATCTACATTTATATAATAAAATATCCCCGACCACATATGATAATCCATTGCAAATATATATGTATGATGATACTATTGAATATGATGACTTCAAAAAAAATTATAATGGTATAGAAATAAATGATGGTATGCAAAGAATTACTACACACACAATATATCAAAAAGATGATTTAATGCAAACTCAACAAGACACTCAAATTGATTTAAAACCTAAAACTATTGACAAATATAAAAAGAATACATTATTCAATCGCCAATATGTATTTGAATTATTAAAGGAAAATACTGAAATGAATATAACATATAATATCATAAACAAACGCAAGGATACTTTTGAAAAAACCTTTAACCCTATCAAACTTGCTACTACATTAGAATATGCTTATGAACTATTATTTAATAAAAATCCTTTTAATTATAATATAACAAATAGCATATTACCTAAGAAAATTAAAATAGAATGTTTAAATACTAGTGTTCTTAGTCATTTTGTTGATATTTTAAATATAATAAATACAAGGTTGGAACAACTTGTAGTTGTTATAAATGGTGTAAGAAGCAAAACAGACCCATATTATAATAGTGTAATATTTGATATGAAATTTAATGGATTTGGCTATAATGAATTGATACGCAAGAACATATTATATTCTTTGAATGCACAAGATCCATCGTATATTAAAAAATATATTGAATTATATAAGAAAGGAAATCCTACAACAGATTTTTATAAGGATGAACTCTTCTATAACTATGGATATACTGGGACATTCCCGATATTTACATGGATACCTATTTCACAATCTGGTGTTGCATCCGAAGCAGATGCCTATTATAATTTTCCGTCATCATCTAAGTGGCAACCTTATGGCGTAGAGAATACTGCTAAATTTAGAGTTGTTGATGCAGCATATAAAAACTATTACGTCCAACCTTTTAGCAAGTCATTAAATGAAACAATTTATAAAGTAATTTCAGACGAGGAAGGCACAATTGTAAATGACGGGATGATGGAGAGAATAAATGAAACGATAGGGATATACAAAGATATGGATAGGGCAGTAACGTATACAAACAAGAAAATATATTTATATCACGGGACAAATACAAAATTACATAATATGGATGGAAAACTAGATGATATTGAAATATTAGGATTTTTATCAACCAGTCTAAATGTTTATGTAGCATCTTTTTATTCAGAGGCTGCATTGATGAGAAGTTCTGGCTTCATTTATATAATAGAAGTTGATAATGAGCAAACATATATAAACTTGAACGACCATTTATATCAGTTTATTCTGTTGCCGCATTCTATAATTAGAATTCTTTGCACATTTTATTATATGGGAATAACAATAATTTTATGCCGTTTAATTAAAACTCCCACTAAGGAGCAAAGTAAAAAACTATATAATAAATTATTTGACAATAATGCATTAGCAAAGACTAAAGTTGCTTTTTACTATTTTATAAAGCAGAATGCTAACGCTGTCCCTATTTGTGCTGGTTTTCGCAGTGATGATACATTTAAAAAGGCACAACAACTTACTTGGTCTATAAGCGGAGTTCGTAATTTTTGTAATACTAAGATAAGTAACGAATATATAGATATATTTCAGATACCTCGAGAATGGTTAGCGAGTGCAACATTACCTTTAGATAAAGGTAATAAATATGAATTATACGTTTATTTCAGTCTTTTGCAGGAAAATGAATTATATTTAACAAAAGATGAGAAAACAAAAAGGGTGTATGGTGGTTTTGATGATATAAAATATAGCATACATCAACATTTTATTAAGGATTGCTATAAACACCTTGAAATCCCTTGCATTGATTATGCATTTTTGCACGGAGATGAAACTACTAATAATAATATAGCAACGGGGATATTATTGGATGATTATGAAAATAATAGAAAATATGAATATAAATACGATATTAATAATTTTCTTATAGATTGTATATTTAATTTTGATAGCATTAATAATGAAAATAAAAAACTAGATTTGCAAGGTGTAGATAATGGGTCGGATGTATCAATTTTACTCTATGCGGATAAGATAGAAGGATTTATGAATGCGGGGTTATATATTAACGGAAAAATTAACCCTGATTTTAGTTGTAATGAAGAAGAAGAAAGGGATTATATATTTAATTATGTAAAAAGATATAAAAACATTTTTTCTAAATATAGAGATGCGGACGATGAAAATCTAATAAGGCATTTTAAGTGTTATAATGCTAAACTTATTAGATTAATGGGTATTATTGATTATTTAAAAGACCAATATTTGAATTTTATAAATGAAATATTAAAACCTAATCCTCCTAGCGGCAATAGTAGTAAGAATGAATTAAAACAACTAAAAGATATGTTAATTAAACTCGCAGATACTCTAAGACTAAGAGCATTTTATCATTTAAAACTAACAAGAGATGCGGATAACGGAGTTTTAATAGGTTTAATTCGTAAAGCATTTAGCGAAGAATCCGCGCGTGATAATATACCAGTGCCTAATGGCGCGGTAATTACAGATTTAAAATTATGCGACGACGATGACGGACAATTAGGAGGTAAATATGATGCTAAAAATAAAGTAGGTAAAAGTATGGTAGTAAGTTCATTTGTCGATAAACTAGGTATGAAAGAAATGAAAGAAATGAAAGAAAAAGGTGCGCAAAAAAGTTCGGGGACTAAACACGAAAAAGAACGTCTTAGATTAATAGAGGAGACTAACCACAAAATAAAAGAAAAAATAAGGAATGTGCTTATAGAAATGAAAGGAAAAGGTTCGCGAAAAAGTTTGGGGACTAAACGGGAATATGCTAATAACGAAATAAATACGTCAATATCTTACCATAAATCTGTATATAAATTTAAAGATTTACCAAAAGATTTCCAAGAATATTATGGAAAACAAAACAATGATACAGAGATAGATATAAGTAATAGTTGCCATATTAGATTGGTTCCAAGAAGTCTAAGGGATTGACGGGTTTCAAAGAGATAACTAATTTATGTAAAAATTAGTAAAATATCTTTGAATGTTGGCAGATATATAGCACACCCTAAACAATGCATAGTTTATATATAGGTAAGATATTATATATAAGATATTATTTTTATTATATGTTTATAAATTATATAACAATATATTAGAATAATTAAGAGAATGTCAAGTGATAGTGAGAGAACAACATTGAAAAAAAATATTGAGATGTACGAGACTACTTTGAAAGATTTAGAACGCGTCAAAAAAATTATGGAAAATTTGGTGTCAAATCATCAATCCCACAGCATTGACCTAACACCAATTACGACAAATACGCAAAATGACACTCGTCATTCTAATTATGTTGCTAAACTTTTTAAAGAATTGCAAAGCCATAATAGTAATATAGAACAAACTAAAAGAATGATAGTTCATTTCAAAGAAAAATTGCAAAAATTGCAAAAATTGGGTGGTGGAGGTGTAAGAAAAATAAAGGTAGTCAAAAAAGTAAAATCGCCCAAAAAACCAATTCAATCCAAAATGGTCAAACAAGTTCCTAAGCGTAAATAATTTATAGGGAATAGATTATCATTAACATCATCAACATCATCAAGATATACACATATAATATGTATGTATATTATAGTATAGACCTATATAGAAACACTATGAATATATATTTAAAATATTTTATAACCAGTATAATCGTATTGATATTAGATATATCTTGGATATCCCTAAATTTATCTACATATTCTTTGGCAGTTAAGAAGGTTCAAAAAGCCGCTATGAATTTGCGCTTCGAACACGCTATAATAGCATACGTCATCATATTATTTTCAATATTATATGTCGCAATACCATTTACTATTCAAAACGCCAAAATAAATAAAATAGATATATCTAGTATTGAAAACAAGCTATTGCAATCCTTTATTTGCGGCGGAGCAGTAGGCTTTTCTATATTCGGGATTTATAATTTTACATCTCTCGCAATTTACAAGGATTTAGAAGTTTCTATAGCAATTACCGATACAATCTGGGGAACTACTTTATATACATTATCAACATTTGTATATTTATTATTACCTTAATTGATATCTTTGCCATCTTTGGGTTTAATTGAGGGTATAGTAAGTGATGTTTGACAAAGCAAGGTATAACCATCATCTATATTACAGCCACACAATACCTTATTGGTAGCAATGCTATCGCCTTTATCGCCGCTATCACAGCTATCGCCGCTATCGCAATAATTAGCATAATGCCCAGATTTACCGCAAGTATAGCACCTATTGTTAACGCTATTACTTATTTTTATAAGTTGATTTATAGTGCAATCATCTAATACAGGGGTAGAATAAGAGCCTCCCCTAACATTATCAATGCCAAACTTATCCATATATTTATAGGTATATTTGTCTTCATCATAATGGTCGCAGTTTGGAATTAGTTCTAATAGTTTTATTGGTTTATGTAGTTTTGTCCATTCAGACCCATTATTAGTAAAATGAGTTTCAATTCTAGAATGCGGGTGAGATGTTTTACCAACATAATATTTATCATTTTGTAGTTGCAAAACATATATGTATAGCATTGTGTCCGTTATATACTATAACAGGTAGCACTATCATTTTTATATATGAATAAAAGAATTAGAAAAATAAGTATAAAGATATTCTATTATTTTCGGGCACTTTTTATAATCTTAGTTGCACCTGTTGCTCGACTAGTTCCAGTTCTGAAAAACAGATAATATATGAAATAAAAGAAAGCAATTACAAAGGTTATAATAAGTAATATATATACGACCATCCCAGTAATACCTGCAGTTCTGCTAACTTGGCAATACAAGGTATCGTCTGTGAGAGGGCATTTTTCTACATTATTCGAGCCAGAATTACTCATTAACGCGGAAGTTCCTCCAGAAACTATTGCTCCTGTTGCGGCACCTGCAATTGCTCCTGACGCAGTATTGGAAGCACCATTATTATCGACTGGTTTAGTAGGAGTAGCGGGAGGTGCAGAAGCAGTCTTACCTCCTTTAAAATGTTCTAAGAATAATTCTTCTATCCCCATATTAATTCTATATAATCTATTCTATTATAATAAACATATAATATTTGCATTGCATCATCTATATATCCTTCGCTATAATATATTTCTACTATATTAGTAGAATTAATATTTATTGTAATGAATATTTTAGAAACATTTATTATTGTATTCACAATAGTATTATCTACTATAATAATATTATGGCATATTCATTATATGAATGACCATAGCCATAGTTCTATGACTGACGTGGGTTCGAAGGCGGCAATGCTTTTAAATATAAATTATACGAAGCAAAAGAATGAAGGCTCTTGCACGTCTACTTGCGACTCCATAGACCCTGTTAGCGACCCGCGATATAATATGCAGCAGATTATCAAGCAGTCTATTCTGTTAGAAGAGCATCTTACAAACAAAAATAAGAGATGTCGCGATTGTATTACAAAGCATTTCTTGCATATTATTGGGCTTGCAGAGGAGGCACAGATGCTCGCAACTGATAAGATAAGTAAATATCCTATGATTAACGAATCAGTAATATTGTATAACGAACTCTTCAAAATATGGATTAAGAATAAAAACTTAAACGGGAAGGACGAAACATATATATTGTATTGCACAGATAAACTAAGAGACCATCGCAAACAATTAATAGTCATTTATTTCTTTAATGAAAAATATAATATAGTAAATAAGGATACTGCGAAAGAGCATTCTATGTAGGGATGCAATAGATTACGAATGTATATAAGGAATATTATTATTAATAATTGCTAAATCGACAATCTCTTTAATATCGTAATAGGTGTTCTTATGCGCTTCGTAATGTTCAGGATGTATCTCGGATACTAAATCAATATTCGGATACGCGAAGGGAAATGTAGTAGCATAAGAGTTTATCGAGGAATATAATGCGACATCTGCGACTACTTGGTATTCGCACGTAGTGAAATTATATTTATTATTTTTAAAATATTTGCCCACCAATTTTTCAGCACCCGCCCTTGATATAATATACATACCTGTAGAAGGCAGTAGGTATTGCCATTTAATGAAATGTATATTATGCGTGATAGAGAGGTTATATAGCGATTTAATGGTGGGCCCGTATAATATAAGCATCTGGACTAACTCGGCATCTTTTGGCAGTTCCCCGATGAGCCTGTTATAATTTATTTCAAAAGGAATTACAATGTCGTCTTCCATAACAACAAACCAGTCGTTATCTTTATCTTTGAGCCCCTCAATAATCGCTTTGATATGACTAGATATGCAAGCAAATTCATATTCACACCTAACACAACCAGGATGTTTGCAAGTTAATGGTCGCTTATCTTCTAAAACCTCATCAAAATCGCGCGGAGTTATTGCGGATATTCGCTGGTTATCTAGTTTATTATTTTTAAATTGCTCTTCCATAAATGCACGTCTATCAGTAGAATTATCTATATTAATCCAATAATGTTTCATATGCGTGGGTTTATTCAGGTTAGTAATATTAGTATTAATTATATTCTTAAATATAATAGTATTATTTAATCTCTTTATTTTTGATGTGTGATACAAGTAATATATTATTTTTGTTATTATAAATTAAATGAAGCTTGAACTTAAAAGGTTTGACCCAACAAAAATTAAGAATGATTCTGTCGTTGTATTTATTGGCAAGCGCAACACGGGGAAAAGTTATTGTATGAAAGATATTTTAAGTTATAACAAGGACATACCAGTAGGCGTTGTAGTATCGCAAACAGAACGCGCAAACGGATATTTTGAAAAGTTCATTCCGAAGATGTTAATATACGACGAACTCGAGGAGAAATTAATTAGCAAGTTTTTGACTAGGCAGATAAGTATCACAAATGAACGCAAGAGAGATATGGCAAAGCACGGGAATTCTTCAATTGACCCACGCGCCTTCTTGATATTGGATGATTGTATGTATAACAAATCGGCAATGACCGATAAAAATATAAGATGTATCTTTATGAACGGACGGCATTACAAGATATTCCTTTTAATTACTATGCAGCACGGACTAGGATTGCCGCCCGACTTACGTTCAAACATTGACTATGTTTTCATCTTTCGCAATAATATCGTGAAGGAGCGAGAGAAAATATACAATCATTATGCTGGTATGTTCCCTACGTTTGATGTGTTTAACCAAGTAATGAACCAATGCACCGAGAATTACGAATGTCTTGTTATAGACAACAAGGTGCAATCGAATAATATATCGGACATCGTATTCTGGTATAAAGCGCAAGATGTTAATTATAAAATGTGTTCGCACGACCTATGGGAGATGCAATCATTGCAGGATCAGCGCGATTTAATGGGATTGACTAATGAAGATGGCGAGGACATTGAGGATTATGATCCGGGTGTCTTTGTTAAAAAAAAGAACTCGAAACTTATTAAGGTTAGGAAACAAGCGTCTTATTAAGTATCCGATATCAGATGTCAGATACCTGATATCAAATATCAGATATCGTAGTGCATTTATCAAATACATCTAGACATTTATCATCGCAATAGAACCCGCAAATATCACATTTTTTTATTGGCGTATTACATTTCTTACAAATAAATAATGTTTTAGTGTAAATAATGTTATCAGCCGAATAGCAAAGAAAACAATAAGAATTCTTCCTTAACATTTCATATATATATATATATATATATCAGATTTGTTATTATATCTATTATTAGATATATTGTATCTTATAAAAAAATGATTTAATCCCATATAAATGTTAATAATATATTATATATATTAATAGGATAAAATGGAAGAAACCCTCAAAGTCGCGTCAATGTTTGCAGGTTGCGGAGGTTTAGACTATGCATTTCATATGCAGCCTGATATATATAATGTTGTTTATGTTAATGATTTTGATATAGACGCTTGTAATACTTATGAGAAAAACTATAATTTTAAACCTGAATGCAATGATATCGCAAAGATAGATAATATTCCTGATTGTGATATACTAACAGGCGGCTTCCCGTGTCAAGGTTTCTCTGTAGCAAATCAAAATAGAATAGAGACCGATAATAGAAATAAACTTTATTTAGAATTGGTAAGGTTATTAAGGCTAAAGAAACCCAAGTATTTCATTTTTGAAAATGTAAAAGGTATTTTAAGTTTAGGAAAATACGATACAGATGAAGATAAGAAAAATCACAAGGGGAGTGTATTTAAGATGATTGTATCCGATTTGGAGAATTGTGGTTATAATGTTCATACAAAATTATTCAAACTAAAGTGGTATGACATACCGCAAAATAGAGAAAGGGTTATCTTTATAGGTGTGCGAAATGATATTTCTGAAAGGATACATTTTGACTGGCCCACAGAAACGAAAGAGATTACAAAGACATTAAAGGATGCGATAGGAGATTTACCGATTGACTATGACGAAGAACTGCAGCACGTCGGGTCAAAACAAAAAGTATATATTAATGGTTATATGGGTAATCGGAAACTAGATTGGGATAAAATAGCACCGACAATTACTGGAAGAGGAGGAGGAACAGGCGGCCCTTGCATAAATGTGCATCCTAGTGGGGAACGGAGAATGACTATAAGGGAATACGCGAGAATTCAGACATTTCCAGATACCTTTAAGTTCGAAGGGTCTAAATCATCTATGTATAGGCAGATAGGAAATGCGGTTCCTCCTAAATTCTCATACATTCTTTCAAAAATAATACATAATTTGAATAAACAATTATGATGGCTGGTTTTTAGTGTTGCTCAGTTTTATGAAAGTTTTGCTTTTTTTTTCGCGGGTCCTGCTGATGGTGATTTTGCTGGTGATTTTGCTGGTGATTTTGCTGGTGATTTTGCTGGTGATTTTGCTGGTGATTTTGCTGGTGATTTTCCTGCTTTTTTTGAGGATTGTCCTTCTATTGGTTTTGGAATATTACGAATAAGACTATCTCCCTCTTTGGAAACCCCCAATTTTGGTGCATTCGCTGAAATACGTTCACATATAATCTCTTTATATGCTTCTTTTCCCACTGGGAAGAAACCTGCAGTTTCATGAACATAAATTAAAACGGGGTCGTCTTCAGGTCTTTTATAGACTGCTTCTTTACCTTGAACTATTGCTTCGTGCAATAGTTTTCCACCATTTGCTTCCATTCGAACCATTCGATCTAAATATGATACGCCTTCTTCAGTATCAGCCTCAGAAGGATACATTTGTGTTGCCCAAAATAAACATATGAATTGAGAATTAGCTATATAGGATGGAGTTGATTCATGAAAGTCTCCTGGTGTTAAATTGTTGTATATAGATATATCAGATAAATCAGATAAATCAGATAAATCTACTAGCGATACTGGCAAGCTTGTTTTAGCAAGACGAACTTTCATATTTTGTAACGCTTTTTCAATATTTGGAGTATAGATGTTTATAAGTTTTTGAACATCTATAGTTAAGGTTTTGAATGCAGGTAATTTAGCTGTCTCGCATACTGCCCCCAAAAGAATTTCAATGTTTAATCTAAAGTAATGAACACCTTTGTAATGCTGTAGATCATATAAATTACTACGGATTTTCTCAATTAAACCTAAATTAGGAACTTTGCCATCTTCAAAATTTAAAATATTGCCAGACCCTTTCGAGAACTCTATCGCAAGGGTCTTTCTCTCTTCATAACTATAGTACCACGTACCGAGCCAGCTTTGCAGATTTAAAAGCCATACTCCTATGTAGCTAGTATATTTACTTGTAACTTTTACACCTAACCTTACATCCTTGCAAGCGGTGCTAAACTCCTTTACGCTAATATTTCCAAAACTATGTTCGGGTCTGTTGTCTGTTATATCTATAACATTGTTAGGACCATTCGGTGTTGGATTTCCAAGAAGTTCTTGTGATAACTTTTCTTCACCATTCCCACAATTAACAACTTTTTTCCCACATTTAGCACTTTTTTTGCTTCCTTTTACAGCACCTTCTTCATCTTCTTCGCATTCATCTTCTTCGCATTCTTTTCCTTCATTTTCTTCTTTTTCTTCTTTTCCTTTTCCTTTTCCTTTTTCTTCTTTTCCTTTTCCTTTTTTGTTATCTTCATGTAAATAATGTACATTATTACCTGAACTCCATTTGTTCCATTTATCCCATTTTACTTCCATGCAATTTTTAGTAGCATTCGTACTAGTCGCCAAATCTACATCCATTAATTCATCCATTTCTATATATTTAAAATATTTTAAATATATAGAAATGAGTGGAAAAGAAATGGATAATGAGAATGAACTTATTACAAGTTCAATAATGGCTGCTATTGTACAATTAAAAATACTACAATATAGTGATGAAACAAAATTTAATGAAATTTGTAAAGGACAGGATACAAAAAAAATTATTAATGACTTAATAAAACATTCTGGAACAAATTTTGCTGAATATTCAAAAAAGGTTAAAGAGGTGATAAATGATAAAGATAAAGGCGATGCATTAAAAATATTAACAAATGTTAATAATGTATATATGGATACAATAAAAATTGTAGAAGAAGAAGCAGCAAAAATGCAAAGGGAAAAAGCAAAAAGTGGAGGAAAACCCAACGCTCAACCACAAGCGAGATCTAAAGCCCAGTCTGCAAGTAAGAAGAGTTCAACACCCAAACCTATTCCCAAAAATAAAAAGGCTACTAACAAATAAAAAGATATGCCTTGATATATATATTATAATAGTTAGAAAAAACTTGGTTTTCTATTTTTATTAGCATTTTCATTAATATGTATTTGTTTGACCTGACTTATATCTGTGAAATTACTCAGAACACTCGATACACTTTTGGCATCGTCGTCGTTTTCATATTTCTTACTAGCAATTTCATTTTCATAATTTTTATAATCCACATTATTTTGCGATAATGAGGTATATTCTGCTTTAATATTACTCCATTCATCGCGAACAGCATAGGTTTCTTTTTCAGAAGCATCTTGTTTTTTTTGTATATTTGTTTGGTCGCATTTAGTAAATGATATTTCTTGGGTGTCTTCTTCAACTTTACTAGTTTCTTTATATCCCTCCTTGAATTCACCATTGTTATTTTTTGTTAGTGATGTATCTACTATAATATTTATTTTATTATCTATAGTATCTTTCTGTTCCTTTACTACTTTAATAGTTTCTACATCTTCTTCGCCGTCTTCTTCGTCTGCTTCTTCGTCTTCTTCGTCTGCTTCTTCGTCTGCTTCTTCTTCGTCTTCTTCGTCTTCGCCACCCTCTTCGTCTTCTTCTTCGTCTTCTTCGTCTTCCTCTTCGTCTTCTTCGTCGTTGCCTTCTTCGTCATCTTCGTCTTCCTCTTCGTCGTCTTCTTCGTCGTCTTCTTCGTCGTCCTCTTCTTCGTCCTCTTCGTCGTCATCTTCGTCGTCATCTTCGTCGTCCTCTTCAATTGCTATAATTTTTTCATCTTTCTTTATTTTTTTCACAGGTTTTACATTTTTGATAGTTTCAACTTCATCATCATCTTCATCATCATCTTCGTTGCCACCTTCATCATCTTTGAATTGTTTTACATTCTCTGTAAGGTTATCTTCGATTTGTTTGAATATCTCATCAAATGGCACAAAATCTCTAAAAGTCTTCTTAATTATTGCTCTGATATTTTCTTCAATTATATTAAGATTGTTTTGATACTCGGCATCCTTAATATTGTTTCTATTATATAAATAAGCGTTCTTCCAAGAGAAAGCAGCAGCATTTATATAGCATTTATGAACAAAATCTTCAGGGTTAGGTATCTTTATTTTAATATTATCAAATTGGTCTCTGTATTCATATATTTTAATTTTTATCGTTGTTATGATAATTATTTTAATCAAATTTGACAAATATTTACATTTCGTATATTTAACTATTTTTTTATATTCATCTGCAACCATATTATTGTTCCATTTGCGGATACTATATAGTTCATTTTGGAACCCCTTAAGACCCTTCTTTTCGTCCATCATCTCAGTGTATATAGCATATACGCGCTTTGATATAGCTACACTCAAAATATCTTGTATATGTTCTATATATTCGTTTCGTGTATCAATTAAACCTTCCATATATTTAGTAATTTATAATATTCTTTATATAGTCAAAAAGTCATAAATATATATTTAGCAATTACTTTAATTACATTAATTACATTAATTACTTTAGAATACTCAGGTTTTACAATAATACAATGCATTCCAGTAATAAAAAATAAACAAGTAATACATAATAATAGATAAGTGCATATAATTTGGTTTAGTTATAAGTTATCGAGGATACGCTATTCATAATATTAAAGTTAATCGTAGCAGTTTCATCAATCGTGTCTTGAATTATATCGATATGCGAGAGTATTACAATAGTGTTAAAATATCTAAGAAGGCTTTTAAGGAAAGAAGGAACGATAGACAAGTTATATTTATCAAAATTAATAAAACCTTCATCGATAAATAGTTGATTGCAAAGGACATCATAGTTATTAAAGTAAAGCGTCATACGAAGAGCAAGTGATATAACAAACCGCTGAAAGCCTGATGCCTGAGATACAGAGATATACTGCTTATCGCAATCGTTTGCTATATTATCATTGTGGATTAGCCAATAAATATGCACATTATCATTGGATATATCAACGTTATAATTTAGTTTGAAAGGTTTTGTATTAGAGTGGCAAAGTGTTTTAATAATTTTATTAGTTTTATCTACGAGTTTATTAAGAACAAAGGTATCATATAGTTCTTTTCTAAAAGATTGAAAGTTTACGAGGATAGTATCAAGGACATCAATAGTTGTTTCTAGTTCCTTATCAATATCAGACAACATAGTATAATTCCTTTTATTTTCATTGTTATAAGAGTTAATCGTGGTATATTTTACAAGCCTGTCATTGATAGTTTTAATATCAATCTTTTTATTTGCTATCAATTCATTTAATTCTATCTTTTGTTTTATAAGGGGTTTTAGTCGCGCATTGCTTTGGTATTCATTGTATAAATCATTCATTTCAACCAATCTTTTAAACTCATAATAATGATAAGCATCTATTATCTTTTTATTCTTATCATACAAGAGCCATTCTTCATACTCTTTTTTAAGCGCGGTATACTTGGCAATACGTGGTTTTATAACAAGATTATAATGGATACCTTTTTCTAATTTATCAATAAGCGCATTGGTTTCATTATAGTTATTTTCCCAAGATGAATAGTTATCAAAGAGCCGTATATTATTTAATTCATCAAACAACTGAAAGGAGTAGAGAATGAAATACTCGATATATTCAGTGATGCTGGTAAGTTCAAGAGTTTTATTAATATGCTCTTCATTCAAAGTATTTTTAGTATTTATAATACTATTCATATCATTTGTTATTTTATCATAGGTTTCTTTAAACTTAAAATAATAATACCACTCATTCAACAAGTGATAATTTGCTTGCTTCTTTTTGTTTTCTTCAAAGCGCTCAGATACTAGATTGTAGTCTTTAACATCGTAATTTACGGAACGTTTATTAGCAAGACAATCTATAATTATTTCGAGTTCTTTAATACGTGATACCCAAGTCCTGCTGCAGCAAATACAGCAATCAGGATTGTATTTATAGTCATCATTAGTATTAAGTAATGCTAACTCTTTATTATAGGTATCAATCTCTATATTAAGCATATTAATCTCTTCAATCCTTTTATGATAATTGTTTAATACTATTTCATCCTCAGAGATTTGCTTATCAATTACGTCGATATTATAGTGTTTTAGTTCCTTAGCAATAGACTGCGTAGTTTTAAATTGTTTATAAGTAATAATATTAGGGATACTTTTGATAGTAATCTGCTGTTGTTTAGAAAACAATGCATTAAAATCCTTATCTAAAGATACAAGCGTATTTTTGATATTATTTACTTCACTATCAAGTAATTCTTTAGATTGGACTGCAGTATTATAATGCTCAAAAGTCAAAGGTTTGCTTATAGCCGCTCTCAGTTTTTTTGATATCGATGCATCAATAATAGGTTGCTTAGTATTTGAAGCTATAAAATTGTTGAAAAGTTCTAAAGAATTATAAATCTTCAAAATTATAGAGGTTAGTTTATCAATATTTCTATTAGGTGAATACGTAGATACCTTGTTAGGTTTATTAGTAATCAAATCGCTAAGGGTTTTCTTTGTTCTTGCCAAGTATTCTTTTTGTATAATTAAGTCATCTTCGGTATCGGCGTTATTATCTTTAATATAGTTTCGCAAAGCATTCTCTTCGCTGCTAAGAAAGGTGAAATCACAAGGTTTATTTAGGGATGGTAATTTATTAAAATCATCTTCGAGTTGCAGAGTATAAGATTTGACTAATCTTTTCATATCTTTTAAACATTCATCATTAATAGAGTATTTATAGTGATTGAGTTTATTTAGGTATTCTTTATAGATATCTTCAGACACAATAAAGCTACTATCTATAGTATCAATCAAGGTAATATAATCGGTATCGATAATAGACAAGAGCGAAGGATTACTAATATCTATATTAATAGAATTGAAGGTTTTCAGATATGCTTCTTTTTCACTATTTAAATTGAAGAGTTCTTCGGATAGTTTGGAGATAACCGCATCATTAACGTCGCTATTTGCACCATTAAATAGGAGTTTTTCATATACCTCTTTTTTGCTATTTATAATCTTTCTAAAATCCTTGTATTTGTTAATAGCCGTTTTAAACAGGTTATATAGGTGATAAATATATTGGATATTGTGAGCTTTATCTATAGTAGCCAAAGTATCTTTATAGTTCAATGTTAGAATATCATTATCAATATTCTGAGTAATCATAGAAGTTGAAAGGAAGGTTTCTATATCACCAAATAAAGTTTTGATTTCAGCATTGCAAGCACTATCTTTCTTTAATATTACTAGCGTATTTGTAGTATCAAAATTGTAGAGAACTGAAGATTTATTAACAATTTTGAAAGTATTCTTCTTTTTACAAAAATCTCTTTTAATACGATAGGTAATGCTATCAATCTCTATATCGACTATTGTATATCCCTTGTCTTTATTGTGATTTATAAAGCCAGCCGAGTAAGTATCTAACTTATTATTAGTAGCCCATATTGCTAGTAAGAGGATATCATAAATAGCCGATTTGCCAGTTCCGTTAGACCCCCTAATCATAAAGGTCTTTGCATCTAAATCTTTAAAATTAACCCAATTCTTATTTTCATAACATAATAAGCCTCCCCATTCTAAATATTTAATCAAGAAAGATTTTTTAAGAGCAGTTAGTTCAACATTGGTATTACAAGAGTTAATGATTGGTATCAGTTCCTTATTTCTTTTTATACATTCTTGATGAAGGTCTTCAGGGTATTTATGTATATCAAAAAGCAAAGTTTCATTATCTTTAATTATTTTAAGTAATATGTTATACTCTTCAGATGATAAGAGTTTTTTAAAGTAATCTAATAAATAGTTAGTATTAAGCAAGTTATCTATATTGCTATCTTCGTTGGTGTTATGAGTATGCTTTGTGGTAGTATTGCTTAACTGATTGGTATTTATTCTAGAAACAATTTGGAAAGAGATATTAAAAGAGTTCAATATAATGCTAAGAGATTGATAATTTATATTTGTAAAAGATTTTATTTCTAAATTTTTTGGGAAATAATTAATATTATTCTTAATATATGTTTCTAATGGTTCAGTATATTTGCCATTGGTTCTAATAAGGATAGTATTGTTTTCATCTTCAATCAAATTAATATAGCCAATATTATTATAAACGTTAATCTCTTCTATTATTTTAGTGTCAAGGTTCCACAATAAATACCCGTGCTCTATAATATCTTCCCCATAGTTTTGCTGTATCAAACTACCAGAATATCCGCATATAGTCTTCTTTTTATATTTGAAAACCTGTCTCTTATGGATATCACCAAGTAAAACAAAATCAAAATCTTTAACCCATTCGAGAGGATAAGGGTTGAAAGTTTCTTCAATGGATTTGCCATTAAATAGTTTAGCGGATGCAAAAGACCCGTGAAACAAAGCAATTTTATATTTAACTTTTTCAGAGATTGTAGGGAAAGGAGGTAGCTCAGTAATTCTCCCACTATTTCTAAAATTGTCTAAAGTTTTATCGATACTAACGAAGGAGAAGCCAATGTCGTCAATGATAAAAGACGTTGATGTATTTAGAACGGAAACATTAGGGATATCGAAGGTAGAAGAGAATACAAGCGAAGGTTTATTAGGGTCTGATTGGTCATAATCGTGGTTTCCTGAGATAATGAATAGGCGACCTATTTTGGATAGCGATTGAATAAATGCTTTAAAAAGGGCGAGACCATAATTACCGACGACGGATTTATTATGGAAAATGTCGCCAGTGATAAGGATGATAAAGTTATGCGAGGATAGATTAAGTTTAAAGATAGAATTTTCAATAGAGAGTAATGTATTATTAAAAACGAGGTTATATTCATCAAAACGAGAATAAGCGAGGTCGCCATTGCGGATATGAAGGTCAGACAGATGGAATATATGGGATAGGGACATAAGTATGCGAGGGGTAATAGGAATATAAAGTAATCAATTTTTAAATGAATTAGGGGATGAATGGATAGGAAAGGGTTAGTTTTAGAGAATGGAAAGTTATAAGGTTAGGAAGTTAAGAAATTATAAAGTTTTTAGAAAAAAAATAAATAGTTTTAGATAATCAAAGGAACATACTATATCAATTCAAGGTAGTCTCTTCGAAGGCTCTTAAATAACTCTAGTGATGCTCTACGCATCTGCCGACTTTAGGGATAAGCAATGCATACTTTTATTACCATAAATGATAACAAAGGATTTGTTTTTATAAAAGATTTTTAGAAAGTCAAGAAGTTAAGAAGTTAGAAAGATTTTAAGATTTTTAGAAAAGTTATAAAGTTATAAAGTTTTTAGAAAAAAATAAATAGTTTTAGATAATCAAAGGAAACATCCTATATCCATTCAACATAGGCTCTAAACATTCTCTCAATATATCTAGGGATGCTCGACGCATCTGCCGACTTTAGGGATAAACAATGCATATTCTTATTACCACAAATGATAACAAGGTATTATTTTTATAAAAGATTTTTAGAAAGTCAAGAAGTTAAGAAGTTAGAAAGATTTTAAGATTTTTAGAAAAGTTAAAAGTCTAAAAGTTTTTAGAAAAAAATAAATAGTTTTAGATAATCAAAGGAAACATCCTATATCCATTCAACATAGGCTCTAAACATTCTCTCAATATATCTAGGGATGCTCGACGCATCTGCCGACTTTAGGGATAAACAATGCATACTTTTATTACCATAAATGATAACAAAGGATTAGTTTTTATTTTTAGAAAGTCAAGAAGTTAAGAAGTTAGAAAGATTTTAAGATTTTTAGAAAAGTTAAAAGTCTAAAAGTTTTTAGAAAAAAAATAAATAGTTTTAGATAATCAAGGGAACATACTATATCCATTCAACATAGGCTCTAAACATTCTCTAAATAACTCTAGTGATGCTCGACGCATCTGCCGACTTTAGGGATAAACAATGCATACTTTTATTACCATAAATGATAACAAGGTATTATTTTTATAAAAGATTTTTAGAAAGTATTTAATATTTTTAGAAAGTTAGAAAGTTTTTAAGATATTAATATATATATCAAAGTCTAAAAGTTTTTAGAAAAATAAAAAGGTTTTATAAAAATAAAAAATAAATAAATCTAAGTAATTGCTAAGTATATTCTCTAAATATATCTAGTGATGCTCGACGCATCTGCCGACTTTAGGGATAAACAATGCATACACTTATTACCATAAATGATAACAAAGGATTATTTTTATTTTTATAAAAGATTGTTATAAAGTTATAAAGTTTTTAAGATTTTTAGAAAAGTTAAAAGTCTAAAAGTTTTTAGAAAAAAAAATAAATAGTTTTAGATAATCAAAGGAACATCCTATATGCATTCAAGGTAGGCTCTAAACATTCTCTAAATAACTCTAGGGATGCTCTAAGCATCTGCCGACATTAGTATAAAAAGTGATAATATATAAGAATAAAATCTCAGTATAAGGTAAGTAAATCACGGCATAAAAATGGATGATAAGGAAG